GCCACCAACATCGCCACGAATGGAGCAGTGCACTCCTTTTATTTCGATATGGCCAGTCATGCCTTTAGCTATTGTTATGTTTTCTTTTACAAAGTCTAGGATTTCTTTATCTGTTAGTTTCATAACGTTTTCTTTTGTTCCTTTAACATGTCTGTATTAAAGTTGATTGCATGAGTCAATGTTTCAGCAAGCGCCATACAATCAGCACCATCTACTCTCCATATTTTTCCTTTACCGTCTTCTAATCGATCGTCGTTGACTTCAATTGCTTCGCTCCAACGTCCATATTTTACTAACACCCACCAGTCAGGTCTGCTACTGATATCTTCGTGCACATCTGGACCGCATTCAAATATTCTAAACCAACGTGGAACAATGCCATCACTTTGGCCAATATTGTTTTTAATAATTAAACCACTTTCAGTTACATGATCATCAAACTCGCCGTCAATACATAACACAGTGTCTTTGATTGCTCTAATTTTCATCATTCACCTCTTAGGATTTTTGCAGCTTTTTCAGCATTAAACATTTTTTTAATTTCATTATCGTCATCAAGTTGCTGTAGGACTTTCAACAATATTGCCAAGTCTTCCCTTGATTCTTTGTCTGCTTGCAATTTTTCCTCTCTGTCATTCGATGCTTGAAGGTAATCCTCTAGAGTCGTCTCTCCGAAGTAATCTTCGTGCGGAACAATATATGGATAATTGTCATAATCCTCAGACACAGTAAATGTTACAGTATCAGTATCAGTTCCTCTGCCGCCCGATATTATATCGTGTGGATCAGTCCACTTCATTATTCAGGATCCTTCTTATATATGGGCACCATTTCTATGTCGCCACTGGGTAAGTGTAATTCTTTATAACCTATAGGTTCCATATCGTCTGGAGCACCAAATTCATCTGGCTCTTGTGGCTCAGGCTGTACAGGATCAGCTGCTGGCTTCGTGTTTTCTTGTGCAGTTCTAGCAGTCTTAGGTGCTTGCTGAGTGTCTGCTTCATCAGGAGATAAACTTTGCTGCGCACCTTTTAGGCTTACCCCAGACGTGCTGCTTTTAGGATTATCTCTATAATATTCCCTAACACGGTCTTCTTTCTTTTTTATAATATTACCTTTTCCATCAATTACATCACCGTTTGCATTGACTTTCATGTTACCTATTGCAGGTATATTTTTATTTGCGTTAAACAAAGCATCTACATCTATACTCTGCCCTCTGTTTGTTCTACGTGTTGGCATGTTGTCCTCTACTTTAAAAATTCGCGAATATCTAAATTGTACTTGATACTGTCTACTTTATGTACACCTAACAAGTATAGGCAGTAACTGGCCACGCTACTACCTCTGCCCACGCCCCAAACAACATTGTGTTTACGCATGGTATCTACTATATATATCATTAACTGCAATACTGGATATAAGTTCCTGGCTTCAAACAGTGCTAGTTCATGTTCTACTCTTTCACGCTCCTGTGACGTTTGAACTAGCGAAAGTAAGTGTTCTGGTATATCTATCTGTTTAAACCGTTCTGGTATGTTAAAATCTTTAGTGTATTCTATATTGGTACGCAATGTGTTTAATTCAAGTAGGTCAGCAAAACTGTTAAATTGTTCAACAAGACTATCACTGACAGGAACAACCGAAATATCTCTGTTCCTGTATAACAGTTCAATACCAGTGCTTTCATCAACTTTAAACATATGTATATTATACCCTAAAAATTTTGTGTTGTCAATCTACTAATTTGGGTTTGTATTTTTTAGTAAAATCTACTTCTATTACTTCGCATGGACCGTTTTGATCTTTGTCAAATTGGTTGCTTATTTCGTTGAATATATCTTTACTGAATTCTTCTATACTAGAGCATGTGTCACTAGCCATCCATTCTTGTAGTTTTTCCTGACTAGAAGCAACTTTATCAAACGTAACTACATCGTCTCTTTTCCACCATGGCATAGACCAGTAACTAAGTTCTGGGCACCATTCCTCATCCTGAGGTAATTCGATATATTCTAGTTCATCTACACAATAATATTCAAACGTTACATCCTCTACAACATCACGCATTTGTAATGATGGAACTTCAGAATCTTCAGCCATTAAGCTGTTTAATTTACAGTGTAATGCTGCTAGTAGCACCATATCGCCGACTTCCGGTAACACCAACACATTGTTATCTAACTTAGACCAAGTATCCATAAACGGATCATCCATGCATACCACAATACTGTTGTTAAGTATGCTTTGTAAAAAAGTAACAACTTTTAAATAGCTAATATTTTGACTTATTTGTGCAGTCTCATCGTCGCTATGTTTTTCTGTGACTAAACTAAACGTAATTTCAGTGCTGTAAACCTCTAGAATGTTGTTTATGCTTAATAAGAAATTAATTGGGAGTTTTTTGTTAAGTGAAACGGCCTTCATTTGTTTAGACCTTTTGTATATCCTGTAACCAGTATATTAAGAACTTCAATACTTGAATATTCAGGAGTATTTACGCTGCTTTCTATTTCCCCGATGTTAATCACAGTGTTTTCTAATTTAACTCGTCTTGTTGATTGGAATTCTCTATAAAAGTTTTCTGCTGTATGTATCATATCCAATAGTTGTGAACGTATCGGACTGTTTCCCCGAATTTTAAATAACCTTTTGTTTAGCTCTTCTATTTCATCTAACAACTTCTCTTCATTCATTGACGAATATTTGTCATAATAATCCATTAAATTTCTATCCTCAAATGTTCTGCCACTGCAACTTCATTTATGTGAATATATTTCTGTCGTTGCCTAAATATTAAATCTAAATTTGGTAAGATTTTTACCAAATTATTTTCTATAGTGTAGCTGTTTTCGTTGCCTAATGCAAAGCAATTGTAACCATTTATTTTAAAAGCTAGATTGCCAAAGTCACATGATTCTAATCTATCATATTTTTTTAGATTAAAATTGTTATTTGAAAAAAATGCAGTGCTGTAAAATACATCATCAGTGTCGCTTATTAGGCTTGTTATTCTGCTATTTACGTTATACGTAAAATTAAACATGATAGTAAACCGATTGTTTTTTGTTACCATGTTAATGTATGTATTTCCGGTTTTAACAACTCGAAAACCTAATTTATTATAGAAATTTTGAAGTTCCTCGGTGAATGAGTCATACACTATGCCACTAAAGTATTTTAATAATTTAGCTGAATTTATAATTTTGGTTTGCTTGAACGTCTTATAGGATTTTGAAATTACAGATTTTTTAAACTTACTATCTAGTAATAAGTAAATGTTGTAACCATTGGGATCTGTTGTTTTATAAAATTCTAAATCTTCACAATATTCACAATCTAATTCTGTTATTAATTCCATGGATGCAATGAAGCCAAGACCAGTTAATGCAGGTAAGTCTGTATAATTTTGTTTTTTACGTAGGAAAATAATGTTTAAATTCAATTTCCATATGCTGTATTCACTAGTATGATTTTTAGCAGCGACTGTGTAACCTAGGCTTATCAGTTTGTCTACGGTAAAGTCAAAGTCTCTTGCATTAGTCGTTATTTCTATAAATCCAAATTCTGCTGTCATAAAACTATTTAGTCTAACGTTCAGCAATTACCTCATCAATTAGACCAAAATCTAGTGCCTCTGATGCGCTCATAAAGTTATCACGTTCCATTGCATCGTAAAACTCTTGATATGTTTTTTCTGCACTATTATGTTTTACATAGATATCAGTAAGCGTTTTTTTCATCTTAATAATCTCAGCAACCTGAATTTCCATATCAGTTGCTTGTCCACCAGCACCACCTGACGGTTGATGTATCATATGACGAGCGTGAGGTAACATTTTACGTTTACCTGGTGCCCCTGCTTGTGCTAATAGACTACCCATACTGCAAGCCTGCCCCATAATAATTGTACCTACGTCTGGTTGGATATACTGCATTGTGTCATACATGGCCATACCAGCAGTAACTACACCGCCTGGTGAGTTAATGTAGAAGTTAATATCAGCATCAGCATCTTCTGCTTCTAAAAAAAGCATTTGTGCACAAATACTGTTGCTTACTCCATCGTCTACAGCACCATTTAAAAAGATGATGCGCTCTTTTAAAAGACGACTATAGATATCGTAACTACGTTCGCCTTGGCTGGTCTTTTCAATCACATATGGTATAAAATTCATTAGTTAACCTCTTCCACTGTTACCTTACCAACTCTTGCAGGAGCTCTCCAATCAGCAGATCCTCTTTGTCGAACTTTTGCTAATCCTCGTTCGAGTTGCTTTAAACTTTGCATTTCCGTTCCACTGGGGAGTACATGTTTTAATGATCGACAGTACAGCAATGGATGAGTGCCTTCGGGATATATTCTATAAGTGCCACCAATATGGCGTTCGGTTCTGTCAAACAATTCCCAACACCGCTTCATATAACCACTTATGGTTGTTATATCTTGATTTTGCACAACTTGTCTTGTTGCACTACAAGATGTTAAAAGAACACAACCAACAATAACTAATAATTTGTTCATTATAATTATCCATTAACATATTAATAAGTATACATTATACAATAAAAATAACTTACTGTCAATGTTTAAAACATTGGATGTGGGTAATACATTCCAAATTCAGCATTCAGTTCCAAATAGTTTGGTGTGAAAAATGGTGCTATTAAACCACCCAGTAGAATGAAACTACAGAATACTGCAAACGCATAATCTTTAACTTTAGATAAAGTCTTCATTATATCTCCTAAATAATTTTTTGTGTAAAAGAAAAAGCCCGCATAAGCAGGCTTATTCAAGGGTTTTTTATAATTGTGAAAAACTTGCGCCAGCGCCAACAATTACCATCAAGGGAAAACCAAATGCAACTAGCATTTCGGCAACTCTAGATTCGGTAAAGGATAGGCATGCTTCGGCAAACTTCACACGCAATGAAGCAATTGAAGTCATGTATGTAATCTCCTTAGATCTAAATTTTTATTAGCATCCATATTCACAGTTCCTTACGGCAACTGCTCAGTATAAAAAAAGCTTCTTAACTTTTAGTTGACCCTTTTTTAACATACATAGTCAGGAGATAGTACTCCAAGGCATCAGACAATTACACTGTTGCGGAAGAAGGATTGCTCAACTTCCGCCCTTATTTATACAAAAATTAAAATACGCTTTAAAAAAGTGGTTATTTTTGCAGTTTACGAGCGGCAGCAAACTTAGTTCTAAGATCATTGATCAGATCTTCTTTTTTCAAAGACTGCTTTAGATTTGTCACACCTAGCTCTTCACCAAGGTCTAATAACTGTTTCTTAGTCATTTCTGTTAACTTATTTTTGTTTGGTAATTTTTTGCCAACTGATGCAGTAACTTTTTTTACTGTTACTTCAGTTTTTTCCTTAGTTGGAGCAAGTGCTTCTTTAACTGGGCTATCCTTACTACCCCTAGTAACCCAAAAAATTACGCCAACTGCGGCTGCTACTGCTAGTATTCCTAATATAATTTCCATTGTTTTTTCCTTATGTGTTGTGTATGTTATGTAGTGCTGTTTTAAATTTTGTTACCAAATGATCACTAGGACCATTATGGAGTAACTGCATCATTCTGGGATGATTTTGTGCTAACTTATGTCCGTATGTATCCATTAAAAATTGGTGCACTGCGTCATTAGTTTTGTATTTTGCTTTAAGATCTTTTAAGTATTGAGTACAATCGAAAATTGATTGCAACATATCTTTGTATGTTATGAACTCAGGACCTGTTTTATAAAATTCATAATTTAAAAACCAAAATCCGTTATCCATCAGCCATTTAGTTTGAAAACCATTACTTGCTAGTAAACTGAAGCAATTAGCTTTGGAAAACAGAATAGCCTTAAGTGTTTTTTCCGTAATATGATCTTGTGTTTTGTAAAGTTGTCCTTGGCTAGGATAATAAAGATTTACATCATGAAATTGTCCCCTAGATTCCCAAATTAAAGTTGCTGTGCTATGCATCATATCAGTATATCCAGAATGAAAGTTGTTAGTCCAATTACCTGCAAATTGATAATCATTATGAATTTGTATGTAGTTATAGTTATCGTCGTATGTGTATGTTGCCATGTCATCGTTTAATATATCTTTACAACCATTATATAACTCTTCTCTTTCAACAACTACACCATCCCACTGGTGTTCGAAGCAATTATGTCTACCTGTATGGTAAACGCCTAAAAGACTGTTTTTAGGGGCTTTCATGTCATTATACACTGTAAGATAATGGTAACCATATAAAAAATAAAAATGCTGTAAACCAAGCATATAATCCTGTATGAAGTTTTTATGATCTATATGGGAGCAATTAGTTCCTGTCATGAATATATTCCCCCTGTCCATGAAGCTGTGTACCTCATCGGGATCAGTGTCAAATAGGTCACAAGGTTTACAGTAAATATTCCTGGGTGTTTCCAGGTTATTATAATCTTGGTCGTGGTCTACAGTCCAGGTTGTGTCTCGACTTTTCAATTCGTTTATAACAGCTTCATTATCAATAGCATTTTCATTAATGCAATGGTAAGTGCAGTCAGGGGCATGTATTCTAAAAGAGCTATTCCCGAATTCAGGCTCCCATGTAACGTCCACCTGATTGCCCTTACTTAATAGCCAAGTAATAAACATTCCTTCTTCAGCGATCTGCCGCCACATAATAGTGTATTCAGGTTTTGGCATAAACAATTTCCTTTTTATTTTCCAATAATGTGTGTTTCAGATATTTATTCTTGATCAACTAATAAACTAATTATTCCGGCATGGGACTTGTCTCGAAATCTTATTTCCTTACCGTATCTAAAAATATAATCTTCCCACTCCACTAGTCCCATGTTCCACAAGTTTTTTCTTAATGACATCACTGTGTCTATATCAAGAGAAACTATTACTTTATTATTATCCCAGTCGTCCCAATCTCCCTTATACTTTATAGTCCTTTCCTCTAATGTGGATTCTTTGTTATTTCTAGCATTGTTTATAATATGGCTGAGATAATCATTCATTTGTTATTGTCTTTATACCACATAACTGAACAATAGTGATTACAAAACGGTATGGGATTTTGAACATTTTTATTAAACTTAGGTTCAATCCAATACATTACTTTTTTTATTATAAGTTCATTACAATGGCCGCACACTGTCATTAGTAATTGCCTCCGATCATTAGTTTTACTATGATTAAATCTATTTTGGATTCAAAACTTAATACTAAAAAACTTGATTTGTACCAATGGGGACCACTTGCTACTGCTTGTGATTGTTTTTCCTGCTTAACAAAATGCCAGCCCCATCGGTGTTTTACGTTTTCTAATATAATTGGTATATCATCAGCCGCTAAACCGTTTTCCTTAGTTTGCCACGTATAACTAAATCTATGATTATAGCCACAATCGTTTGGTACTTGTTTGGTTAATCTCCTGGGTAAATGGTCCATTAATCTCCAGTTGTGCTACTTTCAAAGGCAGTGTTGTATTGCCTTCCGTTGTTAACCTGTATAAAGGTTGTACACTTGCTGAGATTTTTTAGCTGGTTTGCACCAACATAAGTGCAAGTAGAGCGCAAGCCACCAAGTATGTCTCCCATAACGGATTCGACTGAACCACGGTGTGGAACTCTAACCACTCTACCTTCACTCGCTCTATAATTTTTTCTACCACCATGTTTCTCCTGTGCGGCATTTGAACTCATGCCATAAAATTCTATGTGTTTTTTATCTCCCTCGTAGACTGTCTTACCACCGCCTTCATCACAACCAGCTAACATGCCGCCTAGCATTACAAAATCTGCACCAGCGCCAAATGCCTTAGCAACATCACCAGGGCTACTACAGCCACCATCAGCGATAATATGACCTCCAAGGCCGTGAGCAGCATCGGCGCATTCGATGACCGCGCTGAGCTGAGGATATCCCACACCAGTTTTGATACGAGTAGTACAAACACTACCAGGACCAATTCCAACCTTAACAATGTCTGCCCCCCTGAGCAGCAACTCTTCAGTCATATCAGGTGTTACAACGTTACCTGCAATAATAACTTTATTTGGAAATTCTTCTCTAAATTTACTAACGAAATCCAAAAATCGTTCGCTATAACCGTTTGCTACATCTATACATATGTATTTAACCTTTTTCCAGCTTCTTAATTTAAGTTGAATATTTTGGTAATCTTTGTCTGTAATCCCTGTGCTTATAGCAGTATACCGCCAGTCGTCAATACTGTTTAGTAATTCTGTGGGAATAGATTTAGCCAAGCAGGTAAACATACCTTCTTTAGCAAGAGCATTTGCCATACTGATTGAGCCAACACCGTCCATGTTGGCAGCCATAATGGGTATGCCTGTAAAGTCTGTACCAGTGTCTTCTGCTAGAGGGTCTGGATTAACATTGCGGAAAGTGTAGGTTCTCTCCAGTTTTACTTCTTTGCGACTGCCTATTGTGCTGCGCTTAGGTCTAAACAGTACATCCGCATAGTCCAGTTTTATATCACGTTCGATTCTCATTTTAATGTCCAACTATGTATATATTTGTGTTTTGCAATATTATCTATCTGATCGGTTATGTCTCCCATATATTTTCCGATTGGAATATATCCTATTGCTAATCTTGGATCGCCCCATTTATAAGGAAGTTTGTGCTTAATTTTTTCGTAACAGTCTAAACAATACTGCTCGAAATACTTTTCTTCCAAAACATTTTTGGGTACTCGATCTTCATCACACCAAAAACTAAACGTGTTTGCACACTTATTAGTTAAAACAATTTGCTCTTCAGGAACATCATAGTCTTTATCTAATACTAGTTCCATAAAGTGTTTGCCAATGTGGGGATAGTGCATATACATCTCACCCTTACGTTTAAACGGTGTGAAAAGATCATACCAGCTGTATTCCATATCAACACCTAAGTCATAACAAGCAAACTGGTACGTTTTACCTGATGACCTTTCTAATTCTTCTATATGATGTATTAGCGTATTAAATCTTTGCAGCAAAGGCAGTATAACAGGATCATTTACATATATTTCATTATACTTTGGAAATTCTTCGTGTAGCTTATGTTTATCAAGTATATCTGTGTGAGCTAACCCTATAAGTTCATTTAACTTATCTGTAATGGATTGTAATTCTACTTCCAGACTTGTTACCGACTCGCCAAAGTTTTTAAATATAGTTCTATCTATCATACGATTTTCTTGAAAATGCATACGTTGATAGATAGTTTTTGCTACAGGATTATCGTAGAACTCATAACTGAGAGTTAATTGTGCATTAACACCTAAGTGTACATCAATTTGCATTTGTTAGCTGCCTTGTAATAACGCCCGATTCAGTTTCATATTCCCAGCGATTCCATGCATCAGGAGGAAACTGAGGAGGGGTCCAGGGCACAATTCTGCGTCTTGTCCAGCACTTGCCCCACACACGCTCTCCACCAAGTGTTCTCTTGGGCCACAGTACAAATGTTTTAACCCAAGGTGTATAGTGTGCGTCTGTGGGGCCTGGATGCATTAAGCTGATTCAGTCTGTTCTGCTTGCCACTCCAGAAAATCCTGATGTTCCTCTATAGCTTCTTTGATAGCATCGCCATCTGGTTCAAACAATGACTGTGGGTCATGCCACTTCTTGTTCATCCAACTGGTTTGAACATACATGCCTTTACCAGTTGTGTCTGCACCGCTGAAGTCAATTTCCAGTGCTACACCATCGTACCAGTATGCTTCAATGATTGTTGCTAGATCTGTTTCAACTTGTCCAACACAAAACTTATCAGGATCAAAGTCTTCGCCGTCTGTGACAACATACACATCACCAAAGCCGCCCTTCTCTGCACTGTGAACACTTAGAACTGGAACAAAATGCTGTGCAGTCTCTTCCTCATCCCAGTCTGGCTCACTATGATTAGCGTAGGCTTCACGACTATACAGAGCATGGGTGTATTCATGACCTTGTTCAGTGTCGTCTAGCTCCTCATACATACTTGTGCTGTAATCGTAGTCAGTGCCTTCTTTCCAACAAACTTCGCCGTATCTAAGTTCAGCATCTTGATGCAATTTAATTTCAACTGAATAATAAGTGTTGTCAGCGTAAGGACCATTGATGTGTTCAATATCGTCAATCTCAGACCAATCTGGATTTGGGTTTTCTGGATCATACATTAAAGCTGGGCTATCTGGATCACAATCTTCGCTATCTTCCCAGGAAACATTGTGGATATGATCCATCAATTCAGCGTCGTCACCAGGGTCTTCCATCTTGTCTTGCCAGTACTCCATGAAATCTTGACTGACTTCACCAATGGTAAGTTCGCCGCCATAACGACCAGTGTAAATTTTAAAGATACGTTGATTGACCATAAAAAAACTTCCTTCTTTAATTAATGTACCCGTTTATTATAGCAAATATTCAGGATATGTCAAGCTATAAGTTGTTGATTTTATTAGGGTTTTATCTTAACTATTTTACAAATTTTGTACTATATCTTTGCCCATTATGGGTAAATGTTATGGTGCTGTGATCATAAACTTGATGTGATCTGACTTTGTATTTGGTTTCATTCTCACACACAATTCTGCTTGTGGCTCGTGCATTCGATCTTCCGTTGGCAATCAGACCACCTAAAATAATGCCTGCTGCTGTGGCTTCTGTGTCTTTACCAATGGCATTACCAATCGCTCCGCCAATGATTGCACCTTTAACTGTGTCACCAGTCTTGTCCCCACCTGAAATAACTTCTCTACAAACTTGCTCAACATATGGATCATAGATTGTTTCTGTTCTAAAATGATCCTCGATTGTGTGATTTTGATTTGCTGATGCTGATTCTGCTGCAAACATCAAAAGAACTACTGCTGCTACTTTCCTTAAATCCATTCTACAACTCCTTCCATTATTGGCTTAATTTTTTCATGATTATATCTTTCCACATCAGGCAAGTAATACATCCAGGCTGTTCCTAATGTGGTTGTTACCTCTGTTCTACTATAAAAGTCTGGATAACCTTCTATCCAATCCAATGCCTCAAACACAGCATCATCCACATTCCAAACTTCGCCCATTATTCTATTATTACCAGACAACTTCGCTGCCGGAAACGCACCTAATGAAACCATATCAAATTCAGGTTCTGTAGTCATTGCTTCACCGTGTAACTTAGCTGTGGGGAATTTATCCATTCCTCTGATTACACTACCGGCTTTAAGTGTACCATATACAAAAACTTTATGCGTCATTGATCTGTTCTTCCAATGCTTTAATACGTTGATTCATTAATGATAACAGACGACTGCTGTCTGCGTCAAGTGCTTTTGCACTACTGGTTATTGCCATACCTTCGAGTTCATCTATCTTTGCATTGAGATCTGCAATAATCTGATTTTTCTCTGTGATTACTTCCAGTAATTCTATTTTGGTCATCTGTGTGGTTGATTTCTTCATACTATTACTTATTTTTATACTAATAGAATAAACCAAAATGCGGCTGCAATTTCAAACAGTTTACTGAACACCCACAACGCTATGGGGAAGATCAATAAAAATCCAATAATAAACAACAGGAATTTAAAAATAGCACCAATAAGTGTACCAGCAAATTTAAATGTAATAAAGACGATTAATAACAGTCCGAGTAATTCTAACATGCTGATACCTTTACATCAAACATAATTGCTTGGTAAACGTCCTCCCAATTTTTAGCACGAAGTGCTGACCCAGTGTAGCGTTTGTTCCAATCCTGCTCCATTAGAATGCTACGATATCCTAGCTCTAACCCTACATTAGCATTCTCAATCTTGTCTTCAATCCACCAAGCACCATAATGATTTTCTTGCATTTGAGTTAAAACCGTATCCTTGGGTGCGGCAGTGTCCAAACACATTACATACATAAAAGCATCACCAAACAGTCTTTCTAAATTCTGCTCTCTGGCCTTTTTTGCAAAGGGATCTAAACTGAGACTGGTAATTGCTATAAATTTGTAACCGTGTTTTTCATTTAGCAATCTGATGTAATGCCTGCTGTCTAACAAAGCATCTAGATAACCAATAGCCGCACTGTCATTAAACTCACAAACAAGTTGACTAGCAATGTCTTTATTAATTCCAAAAGTTTCAGCAACACTGTAATTGTGGGTGGTGCTATCAATAGGTGACATACTTTTTTTAGTATGCATCCAGTGGAAAAATGAAGTTCGCCAATCGAGGCAAACTCCATCAATATCAGTTAAAATAAAATCTTTAACTTGCATTACGCCACTCTCTCTATTTTCATTTCACCAACCACACCAATAACGTCAGTGGCATGTACCAAAATGCTCTCGCCAACTTCACGACTGATACCAGCATGGCGGATTTCATTTTCTAAACAGATTAAGTAGTTGACATCTACTGATTGAGTAATAACACCCTTAACTGGGATATCACCCAAATACATAGCGAGAATTTGCTTACCAACTTCAATTCCAAACATGTTTTTCTGCTCTTTTATTTAATATACTCAGTTATTATAGCAAAAAGGACAGATGTGTCAAGCTCTAAGTTATTGATTCTATTAGAGTTTTAAATTATTTGTAAGTTATTGATTTTGTTAGTGTTATTATGGATTTAGACAAAAGTTTTTTTAATAAACAGCCCTGCTTCTGACTTTGTTCTAAAATATCTGTTGTGTGTACCCAATTTGCGTTGTTTAGCCCATTGGGTGTCAAGAACTTTAATATATGGTTGGTGTCCGGGTGCTTCGACTAATTCGGCAAGCACATCACCATTGCGATGACTTACTCTTAGCGTAATAAAATTTTGATTTTTTACTTTTTCGATATTCATACTAATATTTATCTTTCTTGTCACGTACAGTTAACAAACCCTGATATAAACTAAATATTCTTTTGTTTGTAGTTAGTTCTGCACCGTTAAAATCTACTATTTTTTCTTTACCATCTTTTTCTATATGTTCTTTTAACTGGCTTAGGCTACTCCACATTCTTTTTGTATAATCTTTAAGCATGTATTTGCTCCAGTTCTATTCCGCTCTTTAACATAAAATCTTTGCCAGGACCTTTCCTAGCTTGATATTCAATGCGGTAATATACCTTACTTATTCCACTTTGGTATATTAGTTTAGCACAGTCAATGCAGGGTAGATGAGTACAAAATATGTCTGCGCCTTCACAGCTTTCTGCACTGCGAGCTACCTTTGCAATAGCATTTGTTTCAGCATGTAGTACTTCTGGTTTACTCTTATACTTTACATATGTATCCCTGTCTAGCATATCAATTTCGTCAATATGCTCTGCCCAATGAGGTAGTTCATAATCTTCGCATTCGTTATCCCAACCTGACGGCATTCCATTGTAGCCAATACTGATAATGCGATTGTCCTTAACAATAATACAACCAACTTGTGCTCTTTTGGCTGAACTTAATTGTGCAAAGCGTTCCGCAACATCCATGAATGCTAATTTAAATTTATCTTTCATTATGCGGACTCCAACATCCATACGCTAAGTTCGCCTACTTCTATTCTTCCTGGTTGATTAATACACCAAGAAACCAGCTCTGCTGCTTGTTGTTCACTCATTGAAGCAGCAGATTTGTGATTGTCACCAAATCGTCCTAGATTAACATTTACCATTTTGCATTTACGTGGAAGGTAAAGTAGTTCAAGAAATTTTTCTCTAGCTTGTCTTTTAGACAATGCGTCCACATCTTGACGGCTACCGAGAGCTATCATGCTGCTTATGTTCACAATAGTTTTAGTTGGGTTGTCGTGCCACTGATGCCACATTTGTTCAAACAGATATTGCTGTGCTGTTTCATGATATGCATTATTAATAAACACATCACAATCTATGATTTGGTTAATGATACTGTCAGCGTCATTTTCGATCTGATACCCAGTACTTCTGGAAAATCCCAAGGAACCAGGGTATAGTTCGTATAGTGCTTTACCTAACCCTCTTGTATGTCCTGTTATTGCTAAAGTCTTATTTTTCATTACCTTCCTCCAATAATTTATATGGGGTTCCCGGTACTAAGTTTAATTCAATCCATTCTAAACATTTGCCGCAGCCAGACCCACATACTTTACGTGCTTGAGGACTTTCTTTGTACTCTCTCTGTGTTATACTTTTACAAATACAGACATACATTTTATGAAACTTCTGCAACACGTTTTCTCAAACTGGTTGAACTAAAACTGTGGTCTCTGCCGTTGAACACAAGTTTAATACTACGTTGTTTACAAATGTCCTTTCCAGTAAACGCTTTGTCCTTGTATTCAACTCCAAGTACTCTCACATTTATTGGTAATGTTAAAAATAAATCCTCCAAATCACGTTCTGTGTTATATACAACAATTTCGTCTACATATTTTACAGCACTGAGTTGAATTTGTCTTTCTATAATACTTTGTACAGGAGGATTTTTTGATTTTGGGCGATCAATAGTGGGGTCGTTTTGCAACCCCACTATCAAAAAATCGCAGTGATGTTTTGCTTCTTCAAGCATTGTGATGTGTCCAGCGTGTAGTAAATCAAATGTACTACACGTAAAACCTATCTTGCCGCAATCCTTATAATCTAACTTCATGCACGTTTGGCTTGATCAGACTGAAGCCATGTTAGCATAGTTTGTGCGTCAGACACCATAAATGGATCGCTAGGGGAATTATCCATTAGACCAGGTTCTTGCCAAAGATTTTCAATAATACCATTATTTGCAACGAAACTGTATCTCCAACTTCGTGATCCAAAGCCTAAGTTGTCCTTGTTTACTAACATGCCCATCTTACGAGTAAATTCGGCGCTGCCATCTGGTAACGGTTTTACATTTTGTACGCCCATGCTTTTTAGCCAAGAATTCATAGTAAAACTGTCATTAACACTGAGGCAGTACACTTCATCAATGCCACAATCCTTTAACTGATTATATGCTTCTTCATATCCAGGCAAGTGAGTGCTTGAACATGTAGGTGTAAATGCTCCAGGTAATGCAAATAGTGCAATGCGTTTTTCAGAAAAAATTTCTGTGGTGGTTAAGTCTTTCCAAGCAAATCCAGGTTGTTCGTCTGTTTCAACCCTGGTTTTGAATGTTACATTTGGTACTGTCATACTAAACATTTTCATGTGTGTCCTTATAATAAATTATAGTTTCTGTGATTCCACTTTTAAATTATGTCCGTGATAGTTGCAAACAACTATGCACTCGTTAACTTTTTGTTCAGCTATTTCGTAACTGAATACACCAGCACTAGCCTTTCCGCGGGTGTGCACCTCATTAGTTACCGTTTTAGCTTCTTCGATAGTCTTATTAAAAATTTCAATTAACAACTGAATTACAAACTCCATAGGAGTGAAGTTGTCATTGTGTATCATAACATGATACCTTGAAGGAAATTTTATATCAGTGGATGTTTGTGTCTTTGTTTTTGATTTAGGCATAGTGTGTTTTCCAAAGAAGGGGGCAAAACGCCCCCTCGCTATTACTGATTTATAGCAATGTGTTTTGGCTTTAGTTCTTCTGGAACATGTTGGACTAGTACAACCTTGAGGATACCATCCTTGAGGATTGCTTTTTCTACTTCCACGTGGTCTGCCAATTTAAAACTTCTCTGGAAGTTTCTTTCTGCAATGCCCTTGTGAATATATTCAACAGTTGATCCAGCTTCTTCAGCTAATACGCCACTTTTGCCAGTAATTTTTAACTGATTTTTCTCTACCACAATATCAATGTCTTGTTCTGTAAACCCAGCACAGGCCATTGTTACTTCATAGGATACGTTACCCTCTTCAGTTGTGAGCCTAGCTACATTGTAGGGTGGATACCCAGTAGCAGCAGGAAGGGACGGTGCGTCGAAGAAGTCATCGAACAGTTTGTCAAAGCCTACGCTCATTTTGTATAATGGTGAGTTTATTAAATCAGATGTAATACGAAGTTGTTTGCTTGTCATGGTAATCTCCTTTTATTTAAGCAAGTTTACGTTTTAGTAACATTATAGCACCCTTTTGGCATACTATGTTGTTACGCATTTATTTATCTTTTGAATATAAAGATAAATAAAATTCTTGGTCATTTTGCCATAGCCGAAATCTCAGCGGCGTGTTTCTGATCAATAACGGGAACAGCATTGCTCTTGTGCATGGTTGCAATACCTTTAATAAGTGTACCAGTGTATTGTGGAGACTCTTTGCGTCTCATACTGTTATCACTGTTACTAAGAGGCTTTGCACTAGGATATGCATGAACCTCACTGGCACGTTCTTTAGCCATACTTGGGGCCGTTTTAAGCTCACCAAAGTCTGACAATTTAGCAGGGTTACGAATTTTGCTACGACCGAATGTCCAGTCTAGAAATTCATCAAACGGCATCTTGGGTCTGCCAGCACTTCGAAGGCCACGATTGTGTTCTTGCCAGTCTAGCTGAAGATCTTTCATTTTGCCCACGGTTAGTTTCTTCCTTTTTTTGCTTGAGTTTATTGAAGATAGGGTACGCTCTAGATGCATTGTCATATTATTCTCCAGAGATTATTTCAAATGCTTTATCCACTGCAAGATCACGTTGACGTTTACGCTTCTGGAAAAAACCAACAACATCACTCATGGTCTCAGAAAAAACATACATTGTGGCAAACCAACAGCCAGAGAATGCAGTAGCTTCAATGATATCTGTAGCACTAGCCATCTGCACTGCTGCCCAAATGCAAGTGACAAACATGCCTATTGAAGTTAACGCAGTCATGATAATCCAACCCATAATAAATCTCCATGTAATGATGTTTAAATTTTAGCATATTTATTAGCGTTGTCAACTGCCGATTAATTTGCCATTTCTTCCCATTCAGCCAACTGCTGATCTAATTCGTAGTGATCTACTAGATAACCTGGAATTATATCACGCACATTTTCAGAAGTTGCATTGTCATATTCATAATGATCGTCTGCTCCTTCTGAATTCCAATATCCTATAAAACACATACCTGACTCTTGATAGTATGCTTCTAGGAACACACCATCCATGCTATTGCAAAATGTTTCGTATGCTTCGATTGGGGGACTCCATGCGCTGTCAAACCATCCTGTGATGCTTGCCGTACCATCATCATTGTCTGTAAACTCTAACCCCTCTAGGCCTACGTCCCACTTCGTACCCCAGTTATTCACATTCCACTCATAAAAACTATTTGCAAACTGAGGCTGCGGCACGATTGCATTTAGCAAACCGCTTCCAGTAGCAGAAGCATCGTTCCAAAAAGTTTTAATGGTCTCAGTCTGACCCTGGATTGTGATTGAATTATTGCACCAATTAGGCATACTATTACTCCCATAATTTCTGCTGATAAAGTATTATTATACAGGATATGTCAGGGGTTGTCAAGCTGTAAGTTATTGATTTTACATGAGGTTAAAATTAAGCTGTAAGTTATTTTATTAAAATATTATTCCAAATCAATCCTTTCGACTTAATTTTTTGATGTGCATCAGCAATATAGTGTCTATTTAAATCCCACATCTTTTTATAATTGTGATTAGTTACATCTGAAGTTTGTGCTATTAAATCATGAAACTCGTCAATTGGCATTTTGTTAAGTCTTTCAACTTGATCATTTATTTTTAACATACGCTGAAGTGGATCATATTCGTTGTCATAACTTTCGTCCCAAAAATCTCCAAAAGTTTGAAAACCCATTACTCTCATCTTTGCTAAAAACGTAGGCATAGCATATATAAAAAATGGTTGTTTAAAACACATCGCACGAATAGTTTTTTCTGTTAAATGAAATACGTCTTGGGTCACATAGCCGGATGGGGTATGATCATACAGTGTTTCTATAGTTAAACTTACTGAGCTGGAATTAACTGCATTTGCAAAAGAATTTCGTGTATCCTGAATCATAGCAGGAAGTTTAGCTAGTGCGGCAACCATTTCTGGCGGGGTACCCTCGCCTAACGTAGCATCTTTCTTTTCATACATTTCTCCTTTCAGCGTATACGGACTATTATCGCATATTTCTTTTGCATTATTTACAATCCAGCTATCCATCACATCAAAATATTCTTTATTACTTGATATTTGTAACAACTCCCTTACACGTTCAATTACTTCTCTAGTATCGTATTCCTCACCTGTGTAAGTATCAAATTTCCCCCAAGAATAAACTGATTCATTTAGGAGAGCCTTATCTTTTGGCAAAATCTCTCTTCTAATTAAATCAAAGAAAATTAAAGATCTCCACGGGATATTCTTTCTGCAAAAAAAATTAAAACGGTTTTTATAACTACGCAAGTATGCTTGATACTCATTTATAGCATTTACTATTTCCCTATCTCCAGTTTCATAAGTAACACCTAATATTCCTTTTCCTATAAGCATTTGTTCCAATATAAATCTTTCGTATGTGTTTCCAGTCACAATAATTATATCCTCTGGATTTACTCCGAAGTATTGAATTATTTTTATAATTTGCTCTAACAGCTGAGTAGCTGTAATCCCAGTATCATAAGCATTAAAGTAGAATTTTATATTGTAGTTCTGTGCAACAAAGTGGATATCAGACGATACACTATATTTTGCTAGTTCCCACTGAAAATCCGATGGGATAATAAAAGAAGGCCAAATTATATTAATAACTTGATGTTTGTGCTCTTCTAATTGTGCTCGATGAAAAAATACTGAATAGGGTAGATGGTAGTCTCCGATCTGCTCGTAGTTTGTATGGTCCCCAATAAGATCAACAGGCTCCCCTAAATAGCAAAAAGGGGGTTGCAGGTTTCCATTAGCAGTAGTTTTTAGTGGGTCATAAAAAAATATCACAGTAATTATTTATCTGTGGATACTATTAATCCTATAACTTTTTTGGTAATTTAATATCTCTTGTTGATATTGGAAGGATAATTATCCTGTGTGTCTGTACACACGAAAAAATCATGATTATTGAGTTAAAAACTCCTCAATCATGATCATTGGACACTTTGATGCAGCTAATTTTGCTCCAATTTCAAGATCGTTAGTTAGGAATTTTTCCTTCTTTTCCATATTAACAATCTCACCTGAGTCATCGTAAGATACAACATATAGCGATGTCTGAGCGTTTGGGAACTTTTTAACCTGCACGTAGCGATACTGATTGACCATTGTGTATGTTTCCAGGTCCAGTAAACATTTGTTCACTAGTATAAGTAACCCTTATTTATTTGTATTGTTTATTATTATTGTTTGATAGGTGTCTTTTGGGTCACACTGCAAAACTTTCACCGCACCCACATTCACCAGTAGAGTTTGGATTAGTGAAACTTAATCCACTGTTCAATCCTTCAGTCTTAAATTCTAGATTTGTGCCATCAAGGTATAACAGACTTTTAGGATCAACGAATACTTTTATGCCATGTTCATTAAATACGGAATCAGTATCGTCTGGAATATCAACAAATTCCACAATGTACATATAACCAGAGCAACCACTTGTTTTTGTAGCAAGACGAATTCCTTCACCTTTGCCTCGAGCCTGTAATTGCCCAGATATCCAGTTAGCAGCGTCCTCTGTAACTGTTATCATACGCCGCCGAGTTCGTTGTGGTATCGTTTTTTGTAATCATTTATTGCGGATTTAATTGCGTCCTCCGCAAGTACACTACAGTGGATTTTGACTGGGGGGAGGGCAAGCTCTTCTGCGATGTCGGAGTTTGTAATACTCCCAGCTTCATCAAGACTGCGACCTTTAACCCATTCGGTAAGGAGGCTGGAAGAAGCGATAGCACTTCCGCATCCGTATGTTTTAAACCTAGCATCTTGGATAATTCCATTGTCATCTACCTTTATTTGTAATCGCATAACATCACCACACGCTGGGGCACCGACCATTCCAGTACCTACGCCTGGCTCTTCGTCGTCCCACTTACCAACATTGCGAGGGTTAGTGTAGTGGTCTAATACTTGATCTGAATATGCCATTTTATAATCCTATAATTATATATGTATATTTATGCTAATTAAAATACTTGTTGCAAGTTCCTAACAGTTCGTCCCACTCTGCAAGTTTATTCATCTCTTGTTCAATTGCTTCCATGATATCAGGATGTTCTCCAATACCTACAGGATGAGTTAGATAAACTTCAATGTTTACTTTGTGTTTTTCAATATTTCCTTCGCACTGCTTTTTAAATGCATCAAGAAGTTGCTGTCTCATTTTGTTCTCCGTAATATTCTAATCGTTCAATATCATCCTCAGATGTTTCCTTTCCATACTGTATTTCTATAATATGAACTGGTTGATCAAATGGGTTATAAGCTTGGTGCCATTGGCCATGTCTTATATGTATCAAATCATCTGTTTCTAAAATCAGTGTTTGATAGTTATCAGGATCACCTAAACTATGCTTCACTTTAACTGTGCCTTTACTAACAAACCAAATTTCTGACCGTTTAAAATGTCTTTGGTAGCTAATACCTTGTCCTGGTTGGATAACTAGTTCCTTAACTCTTACTGCATTATCCTGGAACAAGTCGATAAACTGCCCCCAAATACGTGGTTGCACATCGTGCTTCCACTCTTTTAATATCCAACTTGATGAATTCTTTTTATCTTCTCCGCCAACACCAAATACAAAACTTGTTTCACTGTCAGCTACATCCATTTCAGGAATATTGTCTGATGTTCTGTCACCACCGTTAGCGAATACTAGTTTTGCATCAGGATAGTGTGCTCTAACTTGCATTATAAAGTTTTTCGCACTGTCATCGTCATCCATGAATGTGTAAACTTCATCTACCATTTTAAGATTGCTAACGATGTTTAATCTTTCGTTCCATGGCATAAAACTTTTTCCCTTTTTACGTTCCAGCCATTCATCACTGTTGAGACCAACAATTAATTTGTCGCCTAACTTTTTAGCTTCGTTGAAATAAGCAATATGTCCGCTATGCAACGGATCAAAACCGCCTGTAACTAATACAATCTTCATGCGTTGCTCACCGTTTCTTATTTTTATTCTTACTAAGCTTTATAACTTCAAGTTTAAGTAATGTTTGTTTATCAATTAACTTTCTTCTTTTTCGTTTGCTTTTCATCCAAGAAACACCCGACTGTTTTTGACTTAACTTAGCTATATCTGATCTTGCTTCTTTCTGGGTGCGCTTCTTTGCTTGATCTCTGCTTCTCTTTTTAGCAACTGATTTTTTTTCAAAGAATTCATGCTTGCTTAAATCTTTCTGCCTATTATCAGCTTCCAAGATTCGTTTAAGTCTTCTCAATGCCCCGTTAATGTCATCATTTTTTACATACACAGTTGTACCACCAGTATTAGATGTTGTAGGTGTACGAGTCTGATTATTATTTCTGTTCATTTATACCTCTAATTAGTTTATCAAGATATTTATTGAACAATATCTTACGCATGACAAGTTTCTGGAGATGGAGGGATATTTTAAAATAGTAGATATTATCTGTACGGTACCCAGTTATCTTTAACATCCCCTACACAGCCCACAATGTGAAGTCTTTCATCCTGTGAAGCATTAACAAACGTGTGCTTTTTTGTAGTATCTATTAGGTAATAAGACCCGTCCGCAGGATATCTACTTACTATATCATCTACAACAAAAAAACAGTTTTTATTTGTTATTAATGGAATATGAATTCTCATAGTTGGATCGTTATGGTATGTGTAACATGTTTTTGGCATCATGTTCAACAAGCGGCATCTATACATTTTTAATGTAGACAACACATAATTTGTATATGGTAAATCGTATACAAAGGTAGTAAATTCTTTTTCCTGATCTACCCTTGATAATCTACCTTCACTACCATCACCAGATACATTACTTTGCAAAGATAGTTGTGTTTCGTATTCTGGTAAACATTTTATCTCTAACATTATTTTATCAATGTCTATGCCGTTTTCAACATCTATTTCCAATTAAAATTCCCTATATAGTTTATAATACTTATCGATTTCTTCATGATCATCAAATACAAGTGTAGGTTTATACGATAACACAGGATATTTATTAAAAAATATCTTACGCACACCAAGTTTTTCGAGATCAGGTGCTAAACATAATGCTAGTAAAGCAACCCTCTAATATTTGACGCAATCCACGTGCACCCATGTCTTGACTAATTGCAAAATCGGCGCACTGTTCTAAAAACTGCTGTCCTACTTCAAGGTCTAAACCATCTAAACTTAACAGTGCTTTATATTGGTCTAATAAATTATTTTCTACACGGTTAATAATTTTTATCATATCCTTTTTAGTTAAACTGTCTAATTTTGCTATTACAGGTAATCGTCCCAGTAACTCTGGAATTAATCCGTAATCAATTAGGTCCTTGGTCGATGGCACGGTAGATTTGTGTTTAATTTCGGCAGTTCTAAATCCAATAGGTTGTTTTTCAGAATCTGTAATTTTATCTAGCCCAACAAAAGCACCGCTAACAATAAACAGTATGTTTTTAGTATCAAACTCTACTACACTATCAAACGACTTTTTGTTTGATGTTTTTACTCTAAGTATAGCGCCTTCTATTACTCTCAACAGACTTTGCTGTACTCCTTCGCCACTTACATCTTTGGAGTTAGCAGTAGATTGGGAAAATTTTGCTTTTTTGTCTATTTCGTCTATAAACACTATGCCGTTCTGAGCCTGTTGTATATCGTAATCAGCATTTATAATTAGCCTTTCAAATATACTTTCTATGTCTTCCCCAACGTATCCACTTTCAGTTAAACTAGTAGCGTCAATATTAATAAATGGTACACGTAGTACTGATGACAATGTTTTTGCAAACAATGTTTTACCAGTACCAGTAGGTCCAATAAGCAATATATTACTTTTTTCTACAAAACAGTTGTCAATATTTTTGATACGTTTAAAATGGTTATATGCAGCAGTGCTAATAATTTCTTTTACTGTGTGCTGTCCTACGATAAATTTATCCATGATTTTTTTTATTTGGACTGGACTAGAAATATTGTATTCTATGTCCGTATTAACTTTTTTTATTTCGCTGTCCAATATGTTATAGCTTAGGGTTATACATTCATTACATATATAAACACCTGGTCCAGCAATAAGTTTTTCAACAGCATTGCGATTTTTGCCACAAAAACTGCAACTTAGTAGATTATCATTGCTCATTTAGGTTTACCAGTATATTTCTTTGTTGAAAGTGTTGTATCTTTTGGTAGAGGCATTGCCCAAAATCCTATTTTTTTAGCAGCTGATTGGTCTAGTGCTAACTTTTCGTAGATCTCTTGCTCAGATAGATCTTCTTTATTCATTTCACTTTGAGCCATTACTTTAGCAGCATTTTTCAATTCATCATCGGCGTTAGGGTCAACGGGTTGATGCTGTTGTATAATGTCCAGTGCATGGTCTAAGTCTTTAAGTGCCTGTAGATATTTTGCATTCAGGTCATCGAATGCTTTTTGGATGTTAGTTTGATTCATCCTGTCTGTTCTTGATCTTCTCTTCAAGGGCTGAGATTTCTGCTGGTACAGATAAATCTATATCAAACTCTGGTTCAACACTCAGTTGAGATTCTAGTTCTGAAATTCTGCTTGCTTGATCATCTATTTTGTCCACAGCATCGCTTAACATCATTAGGGTGTTACCATATCTTTCATGCAGGCTACCTAATGCCTGTTGTATCTGTTCTTTACTTGCCATTTAATTTCTCCTGTAATCGTTTCTCAAGATCTAATAAACTCTGCGGTGGTCTGAGGTCTATGTCTTCCTGAGGTCTTTCTACTTCTACAATTTTTTCTACTTCTACAATCTTTTCTACTTCCTTGATTTTGGCTTTTTGATGCTTGTCTTCTTTAGCGAGTCGTTTTCTTTCCTTTTTATCAGCATCCAGGTCGAGTTTTGACTTTGTACCCTGCGTATTTGATTTACTCTTACTCGGTTGTTCATTGTTATCTCCAGGAAGTGCGGGCCCAGTGGACTCCAGGTTGATACCATATCGCAAAAGCGTTTGGTTTGCAGCAATTACTAGCACAACTGCAAGCGGATCAAACACAAACACAAGTATTAGTATAAACAATCTTACAGATTTGTCAAGATAATCTTCACTACCTTCACCATATACTAATTCTGCTACATATTTAATAGGCCCAACTTCTTGTTCTAGTTCTCTTACTATACTTTCAGCTTCGTATAAATCTATATTAATACGTTCTATTTCTGAGAACGCTTCATCTATTTTAACATTAAGCTCATCTATCTTTATGTCTGCCTCGTCAGCATCTGTGCCGCTATCTGTTCTGATGCGATTGATTTCTGCGTTTGCTGCATCAATAGTAGTTTGTGCTTGTGCACGATACTTATCAATGTTTGCTTGTAGTTTTGCAATTTCTTCATTAGCAATTTCACGCAAAGTTGCTTTTTCTTCGGTGGCAGTTTCTGTAAACTCATCCTGCTTGATTGCTATCTCGTCTCGTTCTGGTTTCTGTTGCGCTCTTACTTCTGCACCTTTAGCAACATTGTCCACTGACTCTGACTCTGCTCTGGAAAAAACACCGCCTGCTTTAGTTTCTGTAGTAACTGTGCCCTGACTGGTGTAACCAGACACAATTGCATTTAGTGCATCCAGTCTATCCTTGCCAAGTTGTAAATTAGTTTGTAACTGGGTGTCTATTGCAGCAAGGTCTGTGGTTAATTGTTTTCTAAGGTCTTTGATTGCATCCTGGTTGTAATCAATATCACCTTGTACACGTTCCCAAGCACCTTCTCTTATTGCTTCCTGCTGAGTTATACTGTTGGAATTCGTATCGCCTCCAGCACTTAAACTAGCAATACGTTCTTGTGATGTTGCAATTTTACCTCGTTCTCTAGCTATTAACTGATTAAACCTTTCTACCTTAGCGACTGCATCACCAGCAGTGCCTGCTTGATCCAGATGTGCTTTAGAAAGGTATCCAAAGATACCCATGCTGGTTATAAGCATTAATGCTAACACTGCTATTACTAGATATCCTTTCATTAGCAGTTTTGTTTCGTCCCAATAACGATATAACCAACTAGCAGTTAACAGTTTACCAACTTCCAAACTGCCTGCCATAATAGCGATAGGAATTGCGCTCGCACTGAATATAGCCATAAGGCCTTCAATGCTGAACCAAGCAGCCACACCAGCTATTGTTAAAGCGGTGAGTAAGGTAACAATACCAAATATCATACCATTATTTATAGCAATACCTGTTGTTTTTAAGTGTGTTTTTAAGTGATTTGTAGATTAGGGCATATACATAGCACTATTGCTGGGTGTTTCACGCACCTCAAACTTAGTACACTGTATCCCACCGTTAGGATAGTTGTCTGGTAACCAGATATCGTTCAGATAATCACACAGGAACTTTGCTAACGCTTCGCATCCTGATGCTTCTACAACCACCATTTTAGCAAGTGCTTTGTCGTGTAACATTTTAAATGTTTCAAACTCTGGATCATCCTGTGCTACTAGCATTGTATGATCAAAGTTTTCTTTGAGGAACTCTTTGAAGCTGCGTAAACTGCCAAAGTCGCATACCCAATTGCGGGCATCCAGAGTCTCTGCGCTAAATTCCATATGAAAGCCTAGTGCATAACCATGTAATGCGTTACACCCTGGAATTTCATCTCTGCTGTATAATTGTTCTTTACTTTTACCTGATTTACGATCAGCTCGCCATTGTCTGTAACAAACTGCAAAGCCTTCAGTTGGACCGTATGTTTTTGTAGATACGTACATAGTAAAAATGCTCCTGTATTGAATAACAATTATATAACAATTTTGGAGTTATGTCAAGTTTATTCTATGCAGCTATTAGATATTTCGCCGTCATCATCCCCAGCTTCATCAACACTGAGACCTTTAACGATGCGATCCATTTCCTGAACACTTTTCATTAATTCATCAAACATGTCTTTGTCCATATCACAACTCCGTTTAATTGTTTTTATTCTATGAACGCTATTAGATATTTCGCAGCCAATGCTAATATCCCTAGCACTACAAATGTAGTGCTTCCAGGATTATTTTCTGCGAGGGTTATCACGAAATCCAAACCAGTCTCCAACGACTGCAATAAGAACTTAACAAGTGCGCTAATTATACCAACCCTGCTTCTTCCAGTGTCATTTTCACAACACCTGCTTCAATCAACTTGCGGCGATTTTCCATGTGTGCAGCTTGAGTGTCGTCTTTAGACCCACCATAGTAAGGAACACAATGGCCTTCGTCTGCCATCACAGCAGTGACTGCTCTCCAGGCATCTGTCGTAGGACAGTAGACATCAAAGTCACCAAGGATGCGACCGAACTTACCTTTCATGTCTTCACCGTCACGAGCAATCTGAGTTCTCAACACTGGTTTTGGTCCAAGCAGTTCCTTCAGACGCTTGCTTGCGGCTTTACCAAACTTCTTTTCTACCTTGTCACGGGTTCTACTTTCGGGCGTATCAATGCCCATGATGCGAACTCTTTCGTTCTTCAACCAAACACCAAATCCTAAGTCAATGTCCACATCCACTGTGTCACCATCGACCACTTTAATTAAATTTGTTCTGTATTCGTACATTTATTTTTATTCCTTATCTGTGCTTTCATTTGGATCAGATTTGCCAAGATTATAAATTGCTTGTAAATAAATCACGCCAACATAGCAACCACCTACCATCATAAAAAATCCGATTGCGGAAAATACCTGATCCATACTGCCTCCTATTGCAATCAATATATCAATCGGGTTTGACAACTCTCTTAATAATCTTACCCAATACTAGATTCAAACAAACGACTGGGCCAAATACGGGCCATTTCCAATCGTATTTTTTATATGCAGCACTGTCTTTCTTAAACCATTTTCTCTGGATGTTGTCACAATACTCACCTTTGTAAGACAGTACGGCGTGACCTTCGCCAGTTTTCGTATACTTTACGAAGTGCATACGAAAATCTCGATTGAAAAGAATATTCTTAATAAAAGTACTTTTCTTTTCGCCTGACATAAACCAAAGAACGGTCAACGAGTAATCCTCACAATCACCCCGCCATATTTCTTGAGTCGTGTCCATGACAGACCAAGTTTCAACGAACCCATACTTTTTCTTATCAGTAACGTATTCAAATTTTGATGCAACTTTTTTGTTAGCTTCTTTAGCGTCCATTTAACCTTGCCCTCTATATTTTTTATAATTGGATTTCTTTTTCTTGTTCATAGAACTGGTTTTCAATTTACCTCTACCAATCGAAGTTCCTTTCTTAATTGGGTCTGGTCTTTCCACACCACCGAGTGCTTTAGCCATGTGTGTCTCCTGCTACAATAAATTATAACAGTATTTATCTTGAGACGACTTATTTGTAAAAAGTGTGGTTATCTACAACAGCAGCAATCTCAAAATGGTCTGCCCAAAAAGGATCGCTAATACTGGGGTTGTGGTAGTGTGTAGCACCAAAGGTAGGATCCTTGGTGTGTCCTAATAAAACATCAAATGCAATATTATTACTGTCGTTCCAGGCTGCAACATTAGGTTTAACTGGTACACCTTTGCTATTTGTTAAGTAAAGATCATCACTCTTACCATCACAAAACCAACTAAACTGGCACATGCCACGAGCAGGAACTTCATTGCCCTTCCAGTTAACACGCATCTTTGCTTGGTAGACTACTTCACAAACATTGTTAGGGAAACGATGACTGAGTTTTCTATTCATTGTAACGTGGGCTACTGCAAGTTTTCCTAAATAACTTTCGCCTTTTGCTTCATGGTATATGTTTACAGCAAGACAGTGTAACTGGTCAGGATCTACATTAGGCTGGCCAGTCACTGGAAAAGCTTCTGATTCAGGTTCACTAACAGCTATTGTGGCTGGTGCAAACGAAGGGACTGGAATTTCCAACTCTGTACTAGTGCGTGGGGTAGTTTGTTTAAAAATCCCTGCACCAGCTAGAACTACAGTAACTGGACCTAATACAACTAGAATTACAGCAAGAGCTTCTAAGATTATATAAATTGTTTTCATGGATCACTCCTGTTTAAACGATTTGTATGCTACTTGTGGCCTGTGTATATGATTTTGCTATATCTTCGTCAGTGGATATTTGAGCAACAATATTACTTTTATTTAGTGTAATTTTTTGAGATTGTGCACTCATTATCCAGGGTATCATTCCCATACCCTGCGGGCCTTGTGCTAATACACTTGGCTTGCTTACAGTAATATGTGATTCGTCACCTGATTCAAATCTAGCAATAATTTCCTCACCAGATTGCATTTTCAGTGTGACAATGCTGCCTTCTTTAATTGGTTTATTCAATAACATAATATGCTCACTTTTATATATTATACAGTGTTTTTACTGTATGTCAACCTGTTTTGGGCGGAAAAAACCATGTTTTTCAATGGTTTAAAACTTTTTTAGTAAATATTTGTTGGACCGCGATGTTCGGGTGTATCAAAAAATGAATTCGCGTCAATCTTAGTAAACGCTATCTAGTACAGTAGGCACTGTGCAAACGGGCGGTCCTTTTTTTCTATCCTTATGTTCATTTGGAAATATACCAACTGGGAAATCTGCACCAATGGTCGTTATCCTCATTTTGGAAATCGAACACATTTAATTTTTTGTTTTCCTGGGCACAAAACTGATCAACAACTTTTACTGTTAGTGGCCATTCTTTAATATCATAATCGTCACCACTAAATATTCCGCCTGGTTTTAATTTGGGCCACCATTCCTTAAGAGTTTGACCGTTATCTTGTCCTGTGTGAGCATATCCATCTATATAAATAAAATCAAAAAACTCATCAGGAAAAGTTTTAACTGCATCTGCAAACGTGGATTGAATTACACTGTTATTTTCTCGATAGGGCAATAATCGTTTTACTGCTCTGTTGTACTGGTTTAAATCGTGCCCCCTATCTCCTGCCCACATATCAATACTGTATAAATGCTCTACATCATGGTTCTCTAGAATCATTTCGCTAAACACGCCTTCTGCTACACCTAGTTCAACACAAATAGGTTTATCTACAGCAAAGTCCAAAATGTTATGTCTTTTAATAATCGTCATGATAGAATATTTTTTTTGATTCCTCAAAATGGAGGCTTGCAAGCCAGTTGGTAGGCGCAGTAGCGTCATCAACAAGTCTGAACTTTACTTCTTCCCATAGATCATATACCAGTTCGTCTTTGACTACTACCTTGTTTAGTCTACGCTGCATATTGTACATAGTGTCGCCTTGGTATACATCAAGACTAATCATGCCGTCGTGTGATGGTACTTTTCTCATTTGGGTTGCTCTTATACTATGAGGCACACCATCGCCAACCAATTGTAATAGACTTGCCATCACATTTAAATAATTTACACACTGGACAATGTTCATTGCTGCTGCACTTCTAGCAGGATCACCTATGTCTACAAGTGTATCAAGAATACTAACTAACCATCGTAGATCATAGTGTTCTAAAATCTCGTCCATGTATTTGTCTAAGATTTCGTAAAACTTTTTAGTATTTTCTTCTAAGTCTATTTCTCTGCGTATATAAATTATATGCTTTACAAGCTCGTGGCATACAAGCGGTTTGCCCACAAACTCTGCTTTAACTGCGTCAATGTTTTTTTCTACATCATGTATTCTGTTAAGATTTGACTTAGGTTCTATTCCTGATATAATTTCTAATAGTGGATCCATTTGTATTCCCGATTTTACATTATTTACAAAATAAATTAAGCTGCATCACTAATTAATGGTATTGACTGTTCGTACAGTTGTTGGCTTGCTAAGTTTTTAGCTTTAGCTTCACACTGTATGTCAAAGTCTTTGGAAAAGGAAAGGGCCCATTCGTTTACTGCACGATTGGGGAAATAATCGCTGTGGGCTCGGAGCTTTTGCTTCTTGCATCCCGCCGCAAGTAACTGTTTCATATCAGGCATAGTGTCGTGAGCAAACCCTACTGGTAGCCGTTCATCTCTGCTATAACTGTAATGCATAGCAGGACGTACACCACGCCAACTGTCAATCACTCGCTTAACTCTATCATCATCAGGTTGTATGTATTCTTCGTCTCTGATCCAGTGGTGATGGATGTCTAACACTAGTGCAACATGGTTTGCTAACATTAACGAAGCATCAAGTCCATGACACATTTCATCATTCTCAATAGTAATAATGTTTCTTGCTTCAGGACTTAACTTTGGTAATACATCAATAATACCCTGATAGCCTAACTTACCTGAGATGTGCACATTGCATTTAAAATCTTGGAACTGTTTACCATAACCCATCCAGCGAGCCATGTCAGTGTGATATTCAAATTCGTCTATACTCCTGTCAACAACGTCAGGACGATCGCTAGCAAGAACGGTAAACTGCCCGGGATGAAAACTAATCCTAACATCAAGATCGCGGGCAGCCTGGCCCACTTTGGCAAAGCCCTCAGCCATCCAGTCACGGTTGTTTGAATCTTGCCATAAGTAGCGCCAATCTTCTTGCGTAGCACAAGGTATCTGATTGCTTCCAAGTCTCACCATCCTTCTGTTTTGGGGTAATGTTGCTACATACTCTACTAGATTTAACATACTGGCCATATTGTGGTCTACACAATCGAGCATTTTTTGTTCTGCTATAGATTTTTCTTGCCTGTTTAGCCATGCAACTGTGGTTTGCATTTCTGTAAACTTTGATTGTACTTCTTTTAATACTTTGGGCTTTTGCGTTTGGTCAGGATCCATATATTTGCAACAGAATCCTATTCTTTGTACACTTTGGTCAAACATAAACATAATATCTCTATAAGAGTAAGTTAAACAGTATACACTAATTATTAAATAATGTCAACAATATCGATAAATACATGTAAACGTGTTGCAGGACCAGTATCATATGAATATTAACGAAGTAAGTGATTTTAAAAAGGACGAGCTCAGACACGAATTACGTAACGAGCCACCTAATAATTTCCAAATTTATATTAACGGTAACCCCTGGAAGGTGTTCAAGGGTAAAGGACGTAATGCCGATGATCGTGCAGAGCAGCAACACTACAATCAGTTAAAAAGATGGGCTTCTGAGAAAAGTGCTAGCACTGGAAAAAAATGGGAAGTGAGCATCACAGGTAAGCCTGCTTCAGAGTCAGTCGAACTCGATGAAGCAGGTATTCCACAAAAACCTAAGCCATACGGTCGTGGTAATCCTGTTGCTAAGAATATGGAAAAATTCAACAAGCCTAAAACACATGCAGACAAAAAGAAAGAAATGAAAAAACGTGGTCCAAAGATAAGCATGGACGAAGCGCCTTTGGTTGTTAGAGGTGAAAACAACTTGCAAACTATGGTAGACAGAGCGTTGGATGTTTGGTTAGGCGGTGAAAAAAGAAGTAGGGAAGAACTTGAAAAAGTATTAAATGCTATTGGTAAGACTATTCAGGGAAACGGAGAACGTTTAGTTATTGACACTATCGGTGAAGCAACAGATGCAGATAATAAAAGACTGGGTATAACCCCTCGTAATCCATCTACAACATATACACTTCGTGGTAAGCATAAAGTAACTTTAACTAAAAGTGGTGACAGCATGAAGCCAAGCTGGCACTGCTCAGTTGATGGCAAAGATTGCGGAACCCATGCAGGTGAAAAGGCTGCGATGAAATCAGCTATCAAACACATTGATAGTCTCGCAGAAGGTGCTGTTAAGCAAGGTATTGCAACGCTAGGTGTTCTTGCTGCGCTTATGGGTGCTGGTGAAATGATGAGCGCTGATAATACCCCGTTAGGTAAGGCAATGGCAGTAGCCGCAGCCAACGGTGATGAATATGCTGCTAAACATTTAGACAACTTAGACTTTTATGCGGACGAAAATTCCGCTATGATTATGAAGTTAAGTAACAAATATCTACGTGGTAAGTAAATGAGAGCTAACGAATTTATAAGTGAAACCAGACGCTTATTCGAACTAAAAAAATTAGGTAGGGCCTTTAATCATTTAGAGGACTTGGTATTCTTTTATGGTACCAAAGGTGTGCAAGAAGCATTAGCACATTTGCGTGAATTAGCCACGCAACAAGGAGCAGAAAGTATACGTATGAAGTGGGACGGTGCTCCACAAGTATACTGGGGTAGAGAGCAAAAAGGTGGCCCTCTTGTGTTAACTGGTCATAATGGCTGGTTAAGAGGGGCCAAAACTACTAGCCCTAAAGAATTAGAAGATTTTATAGCAAATCAGAGCGGCAAGCCTGGCACTCCAGAAGAGAAAGCCAAACGTGATGCATTTGCAAAACAGTTTGCTAGTTGGTATCCAGCATTAGATAAAGCAACACCCAGTGACTTTGTGGGGTTTGTGTATGCAGATGGATTGTTCTTTGAACGTCCTAAACTGGATGAGAACGGTGTGTACAACTTTTGTCCAAATCCCAAAAGTGACACATGCTATCATGTAAGAGCAGATTCGGAGCTTGGTAAAAAGATCAGCCAAGCGGATATAATGTTAGTAGGACATGCCAGTTTTCCAGAGTTTGGTGCACCAGATGCAGCCCAGCAACCAATAAGTGATTTTACAATGTTCAACAGTAATCCTGAAGTTATTGTGTTGGGTCCAGTATATAACACTAAACCTGTTAAGGTTGACACTGCTAAACTGGACAAAGCAGAGCAGTATGCTAGTTCACACGGCGGCAGAATAGACAGCTTCCTAGCAGGTATGAAAGGTTTAGGCGATCTTAAAGAAATCTTATATCGTTACGTTAACCAAACAGCCAAAGCAAAACAACTAGATCAGCTAGGTAGTCAGCATTTTTATAACTGGTTAAAGACTAGCAAAGTCAGCGAACCAAAACAAGAAAAAATAGCAGAGTTAGATCAGGCTAACGGAAATGTTATAGATGAAATCTTTACACTGGTTAAAGATATACAAGGTGCTAAGAACAGCATCATAGATCAATTAGAAGGCGAGCGTGGTGAGATTTGGGACACCAACGGTGAAGGTCATGTTCGTTACGCAGATGGTAGCAAAGAGCTAGGCAATGTAAAATTTGTTCCTAGGCACAAGTGGACACCATAAACAGAGGATAAAATATGCCAACATTTAACGACGGCGCTACTAATTTAAGTATTAGAACAATTTTAAATAGTAACGGGATACGGAAAAATAATTACAGTGCAACAACTGGACCAACAGCATCTGCAGATGCTATTTCTGGATATGAAATAGGTTCTTTATGGTTTGATGTTGCTACAGCTAAAGTATATTTTGCAAACGATGTTACAACAGGGGCAGCAATTTGGATAGAAGTAGCTAAAGCATCTGACGAATCAGATAATCAAACATTATCCTGGAATGCAGTATCTGGTGAACTAACAATATCAGGCGGAAATACCATATCTGGGGTAGGCACACAAAATATATTTAATAATTTCAGTGTGTCTGGACAAACTTCTTTAACACCAGATACTGACGGTGACGAGATTACTTTTGTAGCTGGAACTGGTATGACTATTACTACCAATGACATAGATAAATCAATTACATTTGATTCATCAGATACTACAAATAGTTTTAGCAGTATTGCAGTAGCAACACAAAATAATGTTGTTGCTGATTCAGGAACAGATACATTAACATTTGTTGCTGGTACTAATATGTCTATTGCTACAAATGCAGCTACTGATACAATTACTTTTAATACAACTGCTATTTCTAGTTCGGGTGTGTTAGCATTGGGCGAAGGAAACTGGGCAGGAAACATTGTACCTATTGCAGACTCGACATATAATTTAGGTAATGAGACTAAGGGTTGGAATAATGTATATGTAAGGGGTAACTTAGTAACCACAGGCGCTACAGTTGTTGGATTATCTACACTCAGTATTACTGAAGACACAAATTTATATTATACGCAGGCAAGGGTCGAAAGCGATGGTATTGCAATTGTTCCCGGCGGAAGTGTTACAGGAACTGTAGGTGATGTTAGAATGCAATATGGTACTGCATATGACGATGCTGGCGGATCTTTGCCACCACAAGCTGGATCATTCTTTTTTGATTCAGGAAACGCTACGCTTAAAGTTTTTAGTAGCACTGCAGGTAATATCTTTGTTGACGCTGGGAAAGTTCCTTTAACTGTACAAGATGATACACTGATTAATGAGTACTACATATATGTCGGTAATCCAGTTAATAAATTATCAGCTATCCAAGATTATCGCCAGTCGAATACAGGTTTGGCTTATGACCAAGAATTTGCTTATTTAGATCAAGCATTTAAATTTATTATGGAAAATCCTATAGATGAAGTTGGTACTATAGATCCTAGTTATGGAAACACTCAACGTAAGGCGGTTTACGTTATCGCCTTAGAAGAAAGTGTTACCCACATTCCCAATCCAACCACTAATTACGATAGTTTTGATCTATGGAATGTAAATCATCAAATATTGTTGCTCAATCAGAATGCGTTAAACCCAACACCTGCAATAGCAGAATGTTATGCTGTCATAGACGTTGACCTTAAATTGTGGGGGATACCTCTGTTTCAACCCGCAACAAAAGATCTAAAATTTGCTGGGAGGCTTGATGCAACGGATTGTCATATTAGAACTGCTAATAATAGTCAAGGGTTTGGGCCAACGATTTTCGAAGATGACATTTGGATAACTAATAGCTTTTTCCGATTAAATAACTGTGATTTTAAACCTATTGGTTCTAAGCAAATCGGCATTTGGGATAATTCAGTGGCGGATATTGATATTTACGCTGTTGATGAAACAAGTGGCACCCTGAAATTAGCAGCAATCTCATCGGTAATTGTGGTTGATCAAAATGCCAGCAATATTTCATTGCGAGATGTGAATTCGTGGGACAATTCGTTAATTAGGTTTACTTCTGATGTAACCGTTAGTGGCACTATCTCTGCCAGAAATAGTGAAATTCGTATACCAAGTAGTTTAACATTTAATGGAGCTTCTGCACGTTTTAATTTAGAACAAACTGGTAAAGTAATATATGGGTCCGTGAATGCGGTACTAAGCACATCTCATATTATGGGTGGAGATACTATATCGCACCCTGATGCTCAGCCATTCCTAGATTTATCAGAAGCAAGCTGGAAAGATGGCGTCAAAACTATTAACACTGGAGCTGGATATAATCAAATAGGCCAATATAGAGGCACCTTTAGATTACCTAACATCGACACTACAGCACGTAATTCACTAACAGCCGCAAATGGTGATATGATTTACAACACCACTGACAGTAAATTACAGGGTTATCAAGCAGGTGCTTGGATTAACATAGACGGAACCTAATATATGAAATTCAAAGATTATCTAACAGAAGCAGCAGGAGATACCGTTGGTGTTATGTTCGGTCGCTTCAATCCTCCTCATCGTGGCCACAAGGCTGCGTGGGAAATGGCATCAGAAAACGACCACTGGTACGTAGGCACTAACCAAAGTACTCAGGGTAAGAAAGATCCGCTGCCATACGATATCAAAATTGCAGCCATGGAGGCACTATGGCCAGAAGTAGGTAGCCACATAGTGCCAGAAACAAACTTGTTTACCCTTGCTACTAAAGTGTTTGCACAACACGGCAAAGTAAATCTCACAGTATACACAGACGAAGATTGGTTAACCAAAACACTGGAAAAGTATAATGGTGAGGAAGGCAAACATGGATATTACGATTTTGAATCTATTACTCAGAAACCAACTCCACGTCTCAGTTCAGCTACAGATGTACGAAACGCTGTGCTAGCAGATGATAGAGATGCGTTTGAAAGGGCTGCCGGAGTACCTGCAGACTTTAAAATACAAGGTAAAGACTTTTTTGATGTTGTTGCAGAATACTTGCTTCCACATCACCCAAAACCTGCACAAGAAGATAAATACAATAAAGAAGATAGTTTAGAGGAATCTACAATGGATATGCAAACATTACGTCAACTAGCTGGACTGGAGCCTGAAGTACAAGAAGGTGCTCCTGTTGAATTTAAACCACAGCATGACTTGGACGATACAGCAAAGAAATTAGCAGGAATAGGACGTCTTATGATGGACATGGCTATGGGGCAACAGGACGATGCTGTTTCCAATGCAATGGCACAATTAGGCGATAGACTTGCTACTGGCGAGATCTCGTCCCAAGAAGATTTAGTAGGTTTCATTAAAAAGTCTAGAGCAGAGCCAGCAGCATTAAGCAATGCTGTTACTGCAACAGTAGCCGCATATAACAAAGGCGAGAGAGCTGATCCAGTAGATGATCGTGTTAAAGGCAGAAAAACAGAGTATGTTCCGCCAGTAGAAGATGAAGATGAAGTAGAAGAAGAAGGGTTAGATCTTTCTAACATCAGAGACGACTATGGTGTACAAGAAGGCGAAGGCGGCACCTGCTCTTGTTGCGGTAATGAAATAACTGCTGAAGGTTGTGGCTGTGGTCCAGATTGCGAACACTGTGGCGGAATGGGCAAAACAGAAGCTGTTGAAGAAGGCGAAATGCCTAAAGGTTTAAAAGATTACTTAGACAAAAAGAATGGCAAGAAAGCTGACGAAGACGAAGATGATTCAGAAGAAGAAGTAGAAGAAGCTATTGAGGAAACTACTGATAATGCTTATGCTGCTGCAATGGCTGAATTAAGAGCACTAGCAGGATTATAACATGAACGAAATAGAACGCTTACAACAATTAGCAGGCATTGTAGAACAACCACGTTCTACGACATTACTGTCAGAGGTAGATGTTAACGAAGGCGAAGGATCTGTAGATAAAGTTGCAGTAGGTCATATTGATAACGAAGCAGACATGATGCGTAAGCAGTTGTTCATTATGGGATCACAGTGTGTGGAACTTTACAAGATGTTAGGCGATATCGATAACGGTGATTTCCCACACTGGTGGCAAGCTAAAATTGTAAAGGCAGCAGACTACATTGGTGCTGCTCGTGACTATTTAGATTCAGAAGTTAATGCCCCTGAGCAAGAAACAATGGTATCAGATGATGCTGCTGATAGTTCAGACCCATCAGGCGTTAGTTGATCCAATAGGTATTTTCAACAAGAGTATTTGCATACTCAGGCCAAAATTTTCCAGCTCTAGGGCCACCATTACACTGACCATCTGACTCGCCTGGTATTTTAATCCAAAGAAAAGCGTCACAAAGATCATGTCCAGTGTTAGTAGTTGGAGGAGTACCTAAACCCCTTCCTGGAGGATTACACCAGTCTTGGCCAAACGGTCCGCGACCATTTCTACTTGTATCTATAACAAAATGGTTAAACTTGGTGCATCTCCCTACTTCTAGTGCCCATTCCATACTTTCTTCTGTTGTCCTGTAGTTACTTACATTAACACTAAATCCTCTTACATTAGTATCTATTGGATTTAAGTCCATTACGCTGTTAATTAAATTTCCTGCTGCCTCGGGATCTAGCCATAAACTATTACCTATGTCTAAATAAATTTTTGCATTACACGTATCTGATATAACACCAATAGCAGTAGCCATCGCTACCATACGTTCTTTTTTTTCTCCCTCGCTCATTTCGTTACAATGTGGCAATGCATCTGGTTCAAATATAACAATAGGTTCCCTACTACCTATACCTAAACTTATTTCATTTACAAAAAGAATATAGTCTTCCATGGTTTTTGCGCCGCCGGCGCTATATTGCCCGATATCTCTATCTGGTAAGTTATAAATTACAATCACAGGTAAACCAGGATGTGCTCTCGCTAACAATCGTTCAATGCTATAGCGTAAATTCTTAGAAGGTCTACTATACCAAAAACTCACAGGATATTTAAATATTTCTGCAACATTTTGAAATTTTTTTCTGTGATCTTTTACTCGGTCAAAGTCATTGACCCAAAACTTGTAGTCCATGCAACTATTTATTTAACGTGTTTACAAGATCCACGGAATGTGAATCCAGGACAGCTACACTTCCCGTCTACAATAGTATACACTTTGCCATTGCTGCCTTGCACAGTAATAGCATCTGCAGGTAACTTCTCGTCAAACTGTTCCAACTTCTTAAACTTGCGACGAGCTTTATCAAATTGCAAAGGACGGTTAAATGTCTTTAAACCAGTGCCGTTATCAAATGCAACCAACTTGCCTGATCCATTCACATGATAGATATGATTAGGAATAGGGTCATCCCATACAGTAATTTCTTGCAATACATCTATCATTTTAATCCCCTGACAAAACCATTTGAACTTTAGCAGCATCAACCTCATCCTGATTAATAACACTAAACTTCTTAATTGGATGGACTTCAGTTAATACGTCCTCACCATCCTGATATTCACTTCGGACAAGGAATCCTTCAGCAACAATTTTTTCCAGCAGTGCAATAGGGAAAACAAAATCTTTGTATCCCGTGTCTAACCTTGCATAAACTATATTTTCTTTCTTAGTCATTTACAATTTTCCTTAATTCTCGTTATGGAATACCAATCCTGTGAGTTTAACGTATGGTGCCCAAATAACACTCTTACCGAGGTTCATTGTGGTTCTTTCACGTAACTCGTTTGTTGATTCTCGATCAAAACGGAAACCATACTTTTGCATTTGATCAAGCCAATATGGTTCGTGTTGTTCGTTGACGTGGTGGTGACCACCTTGACCAGGAGTTGCGTGTGTCATGAATAACATTTTGCACTTCTGAAATGCTTGCACGTAATTTGGAATGTATTGCTCGTAGACGTGCTCTACAAATTCTACTGACCAACAAAGGTCATACGTATTTTCGACTGGAGCAGGTCCTTCTTGAAAATCCCACATTGTAAAATTTTCTGCGATTTGCCATTGCTCTTGCGCTTTATCATCACCATCAATACCGTGAGCTTTAATACCACTACGAATAGCAGCCATTACCATACCACCAGGTCCACAACCTACATCAAGCATTGATTTAACGTCGAACTTATCGATAGCGTAGTCTATTGCACCTTGATCAATATGTGTAAATCCGAAATGGCCGCCCAAATGTTTACCTTTCATCTATTTTTGCCTCCTGGTGCGGGTTTAACAAATTCTGTGCTGCACTTAATACCCAACTATCTCTGTGTGGCAAGTTAAATCCAGTGCTACCATCCCAATCCACAAAGTACTCATCGAAACGGTCACTGTACGCTTTAGGATGTTCTTTTAGCAAACTGGCGAGCTCTTTGGCAGCATCATCAAATTTGTGATCAGTCCAGATGTTTTCATCTAAACAATAGTACAGACAACTGTGAACTAACATCTGCAATCGACGGCGCTTAATTAGCTCACCTATCTCAGAGTCTGGGTTAGGAAACTGATAACGCTCTTCTCCTTTCTTAGGAGCCATTAGAACTCTCTCCCAAAATCAATGTTAGACCAACCTTCACTTTCACACATCCAAGCAGTACCACATTTCTCGTTGACGATGATGTCACCGACAGAGACTGAATGCATTCTTGTGAATTTCTGAATACAAGAACCTTCAGGGCCGTAACCGTTACCAGTATGAAACACGTCTTCAAGGGTATCAACACCCGTCACACGAGCAACTGATTGGAAGTGATCTTCCATCCAAGATTCATAGTGCTTAGATCCTTCCCTGAACTTGACATCGCGCTGGATTGCAATCTCAGGGAAGTCACCGAAGTCGCCATCCCAACCAACTGAATTCAAGTGGTCCATTGCTGCGTTACTGAGATGAAACTGGTGGATTAAGTAAGACATTACGCTACCTCCTTAAACTAACTTGCAAATTTTAGACCAAAGCTGATTAATTTCTTCTGCGGAACGGAAGCCTGCTTCAAATACACTTTCTAGACAACCAGCACTAGCTTCAATGAATGTACTGGAACACATTACCTGCGTTGCCATTCCACCGTTGCGGATAACAATGTCTGCAAGAGTTTGAGCGTCACGTCCAGCAGCGACAAACTCGTAATCTTTGTCACCACTGCGATACAACTCTAGAAGACCTTCATGGAGTGATATAAATTCGATCATTTTCTGCTCTCTTTATTTAATGTACTCGTTTATTATAGCAAAAAGGGCAGATATGTCAAGCTGTAAGTACTTGATTTTAAAGGGGGTTTTTTGTAGTTGTAAGTGCTTGATTTATAAAGAGGTATCAGTGCTACTTTTTGAAGTTATTTGCACAAATTCTTCTAAATCTTGCTGTTCCCAGTGGATTGGATCAATATCCCAGTACTTGTAAGCGATTCTCAGCATGGTATCCAGCTCGTCATCACTGAGATTGCCAGTGTACCCTGTTTGCTCAGCGAAGTCAGATAACTCATCTCTGAGAGCTAATTTACGCTGTCTGAATTCAACAAAATCGATTACGTTACTCATTCCCATTCCTTTTCATTTTGTGCATTCATGTAAGCAAGAATGGCACAAACCACATTGAGTATAATCACAAAGATTATTTCCTGCGTGGGGTGAATGTAGATATACGATAACACCCCAATCATAAACCCTACAATATTCGCATGCATCAAAAAATACGACACTGTTGATGGCTTAATACCAAACATGTTAATCAGCTTCCAACTCTAGATCAAAACGCTCGCTCAGTTCATTGGCATCCAGCATCTCACCAATGTCATGATCACCCATCCATTTGGCACACATTATCAGTGCCATCATAGGATCTAAGTTACCATCCTCGACTAGATCGAATAGCCTGTCCATGTTCTTCATAACACCCCCGGTTCTTTATATGTGACAGACATACAAGCAGAGTTTTCTTTTACATACTGAATACCTTTACTGTGGTACGCCGCTACCCACTTATCTTCACAAGGTTTACCCATTCCAGCACAACCGCTCAACACTGACACTGCAAAAATAACTAACAAGATTTTAATAGGACACCTCCTTTGCGAATACAACGTATTCTGTTTTATGATTAGGGAACCGCTCATCTTTCTTAGGCAGAAGACGTACCGCAAATCCACCTTTGCCCTCGTCAAAAACCTCAACGACATGACCGGATGCTCTGCCGTTTACAGTCTTAAAATTTACGAACATACCATTTAGGTATCCATAGTTAATCATGATGCGTTTACTCCTCTTGTTGATTTCCAACCTTCGATGATTGTTTTAGCAGTCATCTCAAACCCCATAGCGTCAAGAACACCACGGATGTAATTGATTTCGTCTGCGGATGCAAGACCAGCATGATACGCACGACTGTCATCCGACATCTGGAAAAACCAATCGTGAAACTTACACTTCTCGTGAAGGATTTCACAGATTTCTGTCGCGTCCAAACCAGACAAATTTACCTTTTCCATTACACTGTCTCCCATACTTTTACGATCATGTTATCATCCGTAAGAGAACTTTCGCCAACTTCACGGATGATTGCATGATCAGGGGTATCGGTTCGAAACCGAAACGGAGTCATAAATTCAAAGTGGTGCGTCACACCAGTAGCAGAAGTATACCGCGACTGAGTAATCTTACCAAGAACTCTCACACTGGAACCGACATAATCGATTTCGCAAATCTTACCAGTTAAATCTCTCATTGTACAACTCCGTTCGAGTCCAAAAACTCATCAATTTCTTCATCACTCATACCAACCCTGATACAAGCACAGATAGCATCATCGATCTGACCGTCCTGAATTGACGCACTTACGTCAATCAGGTACTCGGCGATATCATCTCTTGCATACCACGGTGTCATTACGCTTCCCCCATATATTGATTAAAATCTTTAATGAACCAACGCTCTAGGATTGGACTGCCATCAGCAGCTTCATCTATGAGGATGTAGGCAACTGTCTTCTTGACTCTAGCATAACGATAGCCTGAGTCAATGCCTTCACGTGGGGTGGTTACCCAAACCTTGTGAGGGTAATTCTCAACAAAATTAGCAGGAGCCCAGTCGCAGTTGTCATCATTAACACTAAACTCAAACAAATTACTGTGGTCCTTCTCAGTGAAGCAACCAAGGATAGTGCCGTCTTGACCAAAATAAGTTTTACTGGGGGCGTATGCCATATTTTCTGCTCTCTTTATTTAATGTACTCGTTTATTATAGCAAAAAGGGCAGATATGTCAAGCTGTAAGTACTTGATTTTATTAGGGTTTTTTTGGAGTTGTAAGTGCTTGATTTTATTGAGAAAATTCTTCATCAAATTTGATAATTTCTACCTCTTTTCCAGCTATTTTATGCTTTAGGAAGCCAGATTCGCACAATGAAATTATAGTAATGTCAGCACCTGTTCGGACACCAAACTTATACCCCATCCATGCACCGAACACAGTCCCTACAAAGTATGCTAAAATAAACCAAAGTTCCATAACACTATCTCCTTACCATGTTAAAATGAGCACAGGATTTCTGTACACTGACAGCTTGCCAGTACGCATCGTCATCTGCACTATGTAAATTAAGTTGCATGTCTTTACGTGGATCTCTGGGCATTAAATTGATCAACGTCCTGCTATCCATAATTTGCCAGTATGCCCATCCTGTATGATGTTCAAACTGACGGTACATGTCTTCTATAATCACTAAATCAAACTGTGGGCCTTGACACCATATTTTGTCTACGCCTACACAATACTTATTTAGTGATTTAAAGAACTCGTTTGGCGTAATTCTACCCTCATCTGTGAAAGTGCTTTCCCTAATGTGTTCGTCTTGTTTAGCCCAAAACTCCAAAGTGCTTTCGCTAGTGGTGCGGCCTTTATCAAGTTGTTCGTCTATGTGAGGACGCCACAGTGTTTTAGCATGTGGCTCTGTGTCAGTGAAAGGATCAAATTTAACTGCCCCTACACTGAGTATAACAGATGTAGGAGCAGTATCCAGTGTTTCAATATCAATCATTACATGTGTAGTCATGCAAGTATTATAACACTAATTTAGCAGAACTGTCAATCTTTGTTTTTCTTGTTTGTTTTTCTTGTCCAGTGGGATCATTAGCAGAGAACTGGCCGGCGCCTTGTACAGTTGCACTAGTATTTTGTTTCATTTTTTCAAATGGATCTTGTGTACCTGCTTTAACTGCCTCCCACCATTCAGACTTTTGTCCTATCTTGTCTAAGAACCAAGCAATTTTATGTGCTGTTCTGACTCGAGCTTCCTGCATTTGCGGGTGACCAAAATCTCTGGGATCTTCTGGATTGCCTTCCATGTATTTACGTGCACGGAATGTTTCGTCATCGTTGTTTCCTGTCATGTCAGCTCGATCATGGAAAAACTCTAATTCAATTCTTTCAAAAATATCTAACATATATGCTATGTGGCTTAACCACGCATCGTTCTGAGCGTTCATACTAAGATGTTCTATAAGTATAAACCAGTCTCTAGGTAAGATAGGAAAGATTGCGTAGGGATGCCCGTTATGATTGTCAGTAGGAGCAAGCAATTTAAATTGTCCTCTGTATCTATCAATAATGAGATCCCAATCATCACTAACCATTAACCCGTCGTCGTTCCAAAAGAATAACCATTCTCCTGACGCAGTACTTGCTAAATGATTAACATACTGATGTAGATTTTCATAACCTAATGGCTTAAACAAGTTTGCTCTGCATTCTACTTGGTGTTTTACTAGCATAGGCGCAACTTCTTCTTTTAAATATTCCTGCACACCATCATCATCTTCGTCTATACCTAATAAAATTTCTAATCTTTCAGGTTTTGCTGCTTTGCTTATTAATGTATCTATACTACGTTTAAGCATTTCCCTACGTCCCCTGGTTGGTAATAGTATGCTAATAACCATTGGAGTTTCTTTTTCACTCATATTATCCACCTGTAAATAGTTTACGAATATTTCCACGGAAAACATAATGTCCTACGTGATTAAGAGCAGTGCGTGGGTCAAGCCAAACGTCACCACCCATTTGCTGCCACAACCTACAAAACGTGTAGTCCTCCGATAGATAACGTCTGCTATCGGGGTCGATCATGGTATCAAACAGTGCGTACATGAATGGTTCAAATTTGTTGTCCACATTGATATCGTTCACATACTTTAACTCTGGATGCGTATCAAACATTTTTTGGATTGTGTCTCTACGTATACACATAAATCCAGTTCCAGCATCTTTTAGTTGTACTAAATTATCTACAATTCTTACTGCGTTAGTTTTATTACCTTCTTCGTCCTGTTGGAACTCAAAATTAACAACGTAGTTAGAACTGTGACCTTCAATAGTTGCTGCTGTTTCTTGTTCGTTCTCTCTTGCAGCTCTAATAATACTATCCCAGTTAACTGCTTTTTTAGGATAAGCACCTACTGTTACAGGCTTGTCATATGCAACCATACGTAACATATCTTCTGCATTAAACTCAATATCAGCATCAACAAAAAACAAATGCGTATGATCTGGATTTTCCATAAAGAAACTAACTAATGTATTGCGACCACGTGTAACTAGACTTTCATTCGCTAATGTACTAACAGTGTAAGGAATTTCGTACTTATCACATAAAATAATAAGTCTCATCATGCTTCTAAAATAAGGTTCGCCGATTTGTCCTCCATAACAAGGCGTAGCTATAAAAATATGCTTACTTCTTAACATTCCTACTGGAATTTCTATTTTAGAATCAAGCAGCTTATGCATGACATTACTATCATGTGTGCTTGCTGTAGTGGACAATCCACTTAATGTTTCTTGCGGTTGAGATTGTGATTTATTAGGTAAGCTGTTTTCATTAGGCAATGATCCTTTACCAGCTACTTTTCTATTTAACTTAGCTGCTGCTCTGCGCTCTTTCCTGCTTGTCATATGATGTTACCTTGTGTGTAGTGTTCTTGGTGTTTACTATACTTATAATTTTATAATTAGAAACCAACATTGAACTGGCATTTTTAACAGAAGATTTTAGAGAACGATCTCCCCCCCACAATGAAGATAGGAAATTTTCCAAAGGAAAATAAATTCTTGACAAAAAATTAAATTTTGCTGTACTAGTAGGAGTTTTAGTCAAAATAATAGGCACAAGATTTACATCGTAGTGCCTAAAAATTTTTATTATTATTAACTTGTTATTATTATCTATCGCTTGGTCTTTTACTAACAAACTCGTTAAGGCGTTCTGCTTCTGCAATGACTTCGTCAGTGGAAGGCATATCTTCAGGATTTTTAGCCCTTGCTTGAAGAATCTCTTTTGCTTCACGCACCAAGTCCAATCTTATTTCATATGGTGTTTTACTTGACATTTTATAAATCCTTTAAATAATACTATTGCCATTATTTATCAGACTTCAAGTAGTTTATTAACTGTTGCTTTATTCCTATGAGGCTTTTTTAGCTCCGCATATATCACAACTAAGCCAAACGTCATCTAAATAACGATGGCCGCTATTACAAAAATGTACCCATTGCGGTTTATCACAATCAGTGCTTTTCTTACTAAAAATATTATCCCAATTGTTCGCAAACTGTTTACGATCAGTAATCGGTCTTGGAGTGCTACCTTTTCCTGCCATTATTCATATCCTCTTTCTGATTCCCATTCACTAATTACATTGCTGTACCCAACCTGTAATGAACTGTATTCATTAAGGTCTCCGCAGAATTTTTCCACTTCTTCAATTTGTGTTGGGGTGAGTTCAGAGATTTCTGCTACATCAAAAAATTCGCAAATATGATTATTAACATACTCAGTTGCTTGCCGCTCTAAGTCTTCTTCAGCTTTATGAATTCTAGGCCATCCGTAACTCATTTCTATACTCCATAGTATTGTTCGTATAAGGGTTTTTGCATTTTTGCTGCTTCAATTTCACTAGGTTGTTCTAAGTAGGGCATTGACCACTCGCCTGCATTAAACTCTTTCCTAATAAACTGTTTAACATGCACCAATTCATGTGCCAGTGTTTCCATCTGGTGATACCACTGATATTCTACATATCCTTCTTCAGGCCAAGTGGCGCCGCGGGCTACTTCAACAACATATACGTCAGGTTCTTCTTCCCATGCAAATCCGCTTTGTCCTTCCGGGTGCTGCTTAACAAATTTTACAATGACTTCTACATCCCTCTTGAACGGTCGTTTAAAAAAGTGATTCAGAACTGCACAAGCATATTTTTCCACAGTTCTAGGTTTGATACGATTATTCTTAAATTCTACCAACATCATAGCATCCATATCTCCGGCATTGAAATACTATTATACAGTGTATTTTAGTGGTTGTCAAGTTGTAAGTTGTTGATTTTAAAAGGCAAAAACGTTAGATGATCCTGTATTAACAGTATGACCGCATTTTGCAGTACTGATACCTGTTACACTTACAGGTTTATCTGTTGCAAATACAGTTGGAGCACCAGTAACAATAGTTGGACTTACATGAGGAGGATCACCATGAGTAGATACAATGTCATTGATAATACTACATGATTTATCATTTACCGTTACAGTTGGTGAGCCTGGACCTAAAATTATCCCGCTTGCAACTCTATCTACTTGTGTTCTTGCTACTTGTGCCATATAAGTTATTTATTAAAAATTGGAGCGGGTAGCCGGGCTCGAACCGGCTACCTCAACCTTGGCAAGGTTGCGCTCTACCAAATGAGCTATACCCGCTTATTCTGCATTAGATTCCGCCCTAATAATGTTTTCGTATTCTTCTGCAACATCGTCATTTGCTGCCATTACAGTTAATATACCACTAGTGCTTAAATAAACAGTTGATTGGTTGCTAGTAACCGTCATGACAATCATATTTGCTTCGCCAGTATTAGCATTAAACGTAATGTATCTTGGATTCTCTACTATGAGGAAATCTTTATCTGGCGATGTATTCCATAACTTACATAAAATTTCTCTACCAGAGTTTAAGATTACTACCACAACAGAGTTTTCTAATTCTTGAATGTTCAGCATTTATAAACTTCCTAATTGTGTTGTGTCTATTTTTTCTTCTAGTTTCTTTTTAAGTCCTTCGTACCCGCCGTGAACATATAGTTGATTGTTTTCATAAATTTGTGGCATAGTTCTATGACCACCGCTTACTAGAAAGTCTCTAGCATCTTTGTTTAAATCCACGTTGATTTCTTCAAACTCAATATTTTTATTTTTAAGCAAACTTTTAGCCATCATGCAATAGCCGCAGTTATTTTTTGTGTATACTGTTAACATTATAAGCTCATTCCTTTAAATGTGTCGTCTGTTACGTCTTGTTTTGTTCCTCCAATAACATAGGAACTAATTTCTGTCTCCTGTGGTGCTACTTGAACTTCACCGCCACGAATCCATTTCTCAGTCCATGGTAGAGGATTACTTGCGGTTGTGCTGTAAGGTGCTGTTAACCCAACTGCTCGCATACGTCTTGCTGCGATCCACTCAATGTATTGCTTGAGTAATTCTGCATTAAGACCAATCATTGACCCATCTTTAAACAAGTATTCAGCCCAGGCTTTTTCCTGTTCAATTGCATCTATAAACATATCTATACTTTCTTGTTCACATTCCTCAGCAATTTTGGCAAAGTCTTCGTCGTCTGAGGGCAGCAGTTTTAGCATTTGTTGGGTGCTAGCCATATGTACGTTTTCATCTCTAGCAATAAACTTGATAATCTTTGCATTGCCTTCCATCTTTTTAAGTTCTGCAAATGCCCAACTACATGCAAAACTAACATAGAAGCGAACACCTTCCAGTATGTTTACAGCCATAATTGCTAAGTATAAAGCCTTTTTGTGTTTATATGAACCGTAAGAACTGTGCAAATTATTCATTGCAATTAGTTTATCATAGTAGGAAGTAATACTTTTGCTGCACTCAACTATCTCTTTAACGTCTAAGAGTTTATCAAATACAACACTGGGATCTGAGTAAACATTACGAATAATATGCGTATAGCTTCTGCTGTGAATTGTTTCTGAGAATGCCCATGTCTCTATCCAGGTTTCCAGTTCAGGAATACTTACTATAGGCAGAAAAGCTAGATTAGGGCTGCGGCCTTGTACACTATCTAGCAATATTTGTCTCTTTAAATTACTAGTAAAAATGTGTTTTTCATGATCAGTAAGATCACGAAAGTCTTTACTATCTCTACCAATATCTACTTCTTCAGGACGCCAGAAAAACCCCAGTTGCTTATCTGTAATTTTATCAAACTGTCTATATTTGAGTGTGTCGTAACGTTGTACATTTACACTACCATCAAAAAACATTTTAGTTTCTGTGTAATGTTTTTTCTTATCTGTGTTAAACACTGACATATATTTTCCTTAAATTTTGCACGATTCACAGTCTTCGTCATCTAACTCACCTGGTGCTAGAGGTTCGTCTTTGAACTCCATTTCACCTTGACCATCATAGGTGTTGTTATAGTATAATTGTTTGCCGCCGTACTTATAAAACATAATCAGGTGTTGCAATAAAACGCTCATTGGTACCTTTTCGTCTTCAAAGAACTCTGGGTTGTAACTGGTATTAACACTAATACCCTGATCAATAAACTTTTGTAATACTGCACAAATTTTTAAGTAACCTTCGGGTGACTTCTGATCCCACAATAAGTCATACTTGTTTTTCAGTCTGTGATATTGTGGCACCACTTGTCTTAGTACACCATCTTTGCTTTGTTTAATACTTACAAAACTTCTAGGCGGTTCAATACCGTTTGTGCTGTTTGAAATCTGGGCACTTGTTTCTGCTGGCATCAATGCCATTAATGTGCTGTTACGGATACCTGTTTCTTTTAGTTGCTTACGCAACCCTTTCCAGTCCATGAGATACTTTGGCTTAACCAATTCGTCTACATCTGACTTATAAGTATCAATGGGTACGATGCCTTGTCCATACTTGGTTTCTGGTGTTCCAGGACATGCACCTTTTTCCACTGCAAGATCTGCACTGGCTTTGATTAAGTAATAACTCCATGCTTCTGCCCACTCATGCACCAACTCTAAGTTAGGATTTTGATACGTAGTATCATTCTTTGCTAACCAGAATGCAAAGTTAATAATGCCAATACCCAGCGGACGGCGTTTTTGTGTAGCAAGTTCTGCGGCTAACACAGGATACTTTTGGTAGTCTAATAGTGCGTCTAACCCACGTACTGCTAAGTTACATACTCGTTCAAATCCTGCTGGCGTTCTAATTGTGCCCCAATTAATAGCACTTAACGTACACAGTGCAATTTCTCCTTCGGGATCATTTGTATCGTTCAGTGGCTTTGTGGGCAAGTCAATTTCTGTACACAAATTACTCATTCTAATAGGAGCAACCGTCTCATCGAAACTGCTGTGGGTGTTTGCATGGTCTACGTTCATCAAGTAAATGCGCCCAGTATCTTTACGCTCTTGTACAAATGCACTAAACAAGTCAACTGCTTTTACTGTCTTCTTACGAATCTTAGTATTACGCTCTGCTGCTTCATATAGTTCCTTAAAACGGATTTGGTCTGCGTAAAACGCTTCATACAATCCAGGAACATCATGGGGTGAGAACAGTGTGATATCACCTCCAGTGAGTAGGCGCTCATACATCAGCTTGTTGAACTGCACACCATAATCCATGTGCCTTACACGATTGTCTTCTGTGCCCTTGTTGTTTTTGAGGACGAGCATGTCTTCGACTTCGAGGTGCCATATAGGGTAGTATAGTGTCGCAGCTCCGCCTCGAACACCGCCTTGGCTGCAAGATTTAACAGCACTTTGAAAAAGTTTATAAAAGGGTATAACGCCAGTATGAGTAGCATCGCCGCTACGAATAGCACTACCAAGAGCACGGATGCTACCAGCGCCAATACCGATTCCAGCTTTTTGACTAACATATTTAACAATTGCGCTTGCTGTTGCATTTATACTATCCAGTGAATCATCCGTTTCAATTAGTACACAGGATGAGAATTGTCTTTGTGGTGTACGCACACCTGCCATCACAGGAGTAGGCAGGCTGATATCAAAGTTGCTAATTGCATCATAGTAATCTTTTACATACTGCATTCTAGTATCAGCAGGATAATCACTAAACAGTGTAGCAGCAATCATGATGTATGCAACCTGTGGTGTTTCGTAAATAATATTGGCTGCTCTATTCTGTACTAGATACTTACCACGAAACTGTTCCATAGCAGCATATGTGAGATTATTGTCGCGATCGTGATCAATATAATCGTTTAGTTCATCTATGTCTGCTTTAGTATATTTTTCTGTAAATGCAGTATCATAAAATCCTAAGTCAACATTCTTTTGGATTATATCGCACAGACAAGGAGGCTCAAATACACCATATACCTGCTTCCTCAAATGGTAGTTTACTAAACGACCAGCAACGTATTGATAGTTAGGAGTTTCTTCTGTGATTAAGTCAGCAGCACTTTTAATCAGTGTTTCCTGAATATCAGTACTTTTAATTCCATTATAGAATTGTAAATGGCTTTTTATTTCTACTTCTGATGGGCTTACGCCGGTAATATTTTCGCAAGCATGAAAAACTACTTTGTGTAATTTCTCTAATTGCAGCGGCTCTTTATCGCCGTTCCTCTTTGTAATAAGAATGGGTTTTGACATGTGTACCTACTGTGTTTAAGTTTTTTATTATAGCTTGTATTACTTATCTTGTCAAGCAAAGAGTTTATCTACAGTTATAATGTATGAATCACATATAGTACCGTAGTTTTGTACTTCTTCTTCTGTTGATACCTGTCCAGGAATAAAGTTACAATATTGCTTGTCTACTTTTAATACTAATCCTTCTATTGAATCTAACTGACTACTTATCACATCAAACTGTACCTTAACGTTGTTTATGATTTTTAGGTCTACTAGAGTAGCAGCTAAAATAATACTGTTCCCACTTTGACAAAACATACCGTCATTCACAATATTAAAAACATTTGGCCAGTTATTAGGTGAGTAGTAGTCAATGTATCTAATTTTATTAGGGGGGAAATTAAATGCGGATACTACTTGTTCTAGAGAAGATTCACTAGTAAACTTTTTTCTTAAACTTCTCCATGCTTCTAATCTGTGTTGTGGTTTAACTTGTTTGGTCAGCATTATTCTTCGTAACTTGACCAACGCTTTATATTAAACTTCATTAACAAATCAGCATCAAAGCTGTGTGCTAGGGTGTCCCCAGGCAATTGATTTAAGATATCTCTATATTGTTGTTCGAGCTTGAATACAACATCTGACCCAACTATCTCAACATAAAATCTTGGCTCCACAATAGGCGCTCCATCAACTTTAACCCAAACACTTGAGAACCTGTCGTTAATTGCACTATCATTAATTGCAGCGTTTGAAACAACTAACATTGAACCTACTCTGCTGTATGTATCAATTGCAGTGGAACCAAAACTGTTTATTGTATATTCAATAGAATGAGAATTGTAAACAGCTATTGGTAATCTAAATACTTCTTTATCATATGTCAATGTTCTCAGTAGAACCGCTTGAGTTTGAGCTGGGAAACTTAGTATTTGCGAACCTATACCGGCTTGCTCTCTAGTAGTAATTTCTATATTTCTACGTGTATTAAGTAAGCCCCTTACTCCATTTCTGAAATCGTTCGATTTATCAAACAGACTGCGACTGTACATTTTATTTGCTAAAAACGCAAAGTTTGATGCTTCTTGCTGGTCACAGAATAACAAATCACTGTAAGTATCATCAATTACTAAATTATAATTTCCAAAAGTACTGGAAATAACTTTATTATAAAACGGACTGTTTTCATTTAGCTCAGTGTAAGGAAACTCCTTGTAAGAATCGCCGCAAAGTAACACAGAACTAAAAAGATTAACATCTCTATCCAACATCAATTCGTTAAACCATTTTTCAAATTTAGCTTTTACTGTATTAGTATTTCTATCGTATGTGCCAGCAGTAAAACCCAGTACGCTTAGTGTATCGCGGTCTCTGTCCTCATACAAGCTAAATTCTAAGCCGCCTACGCCTACACTACTATATCCTGGATCTTGTGTTAAGTAAAGCCTGTTTAAATCGCCATTTGTTTGTGGTGCATAATCCAGTTGAGGAAAGATTTGCTCTGGATCTTGAAATTGTTTAGTTGATACAAGTTCTCTGTTTACTGTTGTTGTTACTTCAGCGAGAGTAGTATTTGCACGTAAATCAATTGCTAATACAGGTACAATATCAATGTTAGTATACGAATCGGCTAAGTCAGCATAATACTCACCATCAGTTGCAAGTCCATCTGAGGCACCTATTGTTTGATTGGTTAGGAAAAACGTATTAGAAGTAATCCTTGTATTATCAACAGTGTTCAATCCTGTAGAGTATGGTGCTGACACAGAGGTTACATTAACGTTACTTACTTCAGAAGTAAGTTCGTTTTTGTTTGAGTAAACTTGTATTACGCTATCTATACCTGATACGGTACTACCATGTGATGTAAAAAATAAGCCTGAGTGATTCTGGCTAAACGTTGGAACAACATTTCCTGAATAAACACCAGAAGAGGTTACACGCACATCTATTTGACCTGGTCTAACTGCTAAAACCGAAAACACTGTGTCGTGAAGTTGATTTGTAGCTAGTGTATCAACGATTCTCAGCCAATCGTCTTTCTCAATACCCTCTGAATCTGTTTTAATTGTTGCTACTGTGTCCGTTCCGCTTCCTGTATACCCGTTGCTTAAGTACCTAGCACTACTTGCTAGTTCCACGTTACATTCTCTTAGCATAGAGAAGTTTTTAGAAGGCAACTCAACGGTCATCTTACCTAAAATTGCATCTACAGACACTACATTAAAATAGTTGTCATGTAAATATCTAAATTCATTTCCGGAACTAACAAACTTTACTCTATTAAATCTATACGCACCCGATGTATCTAGTATAGGAGAAAACCTGTTTGCTACAATAGGTTCTACTTCAATATCATATCGTTGGCTATTACTTGAGTTTATAGCACAATTAGACGTATCAAATTGTTCATCGTTACGAGCAATTAATAAATTTCCTAATGTTAATCCAGTAGTGGATGAAAGATTTGATCCATCAGCAATACTTGCAATATGTATATCTTGAAATGCAATAAATCCTACACCAGTACTTGTGCTAACTCGAATATTTTCTAACGGAATTTTTCTGTATTCCGGTATATCATATTCTGTGTAGAAACTTGTTTTATTAATATAAGGTGAGATATTACCGGTAACTTGGTTACCTTCTATTGCTTGTATAACTTGTGTGTTGCTATAATAGGCAACTGTTATTTCATCGCTAGATTTAGGACTAGTACGCAAGACTAATTGCTGTACAGCGGTACTGCTTTTATCAGGTGTACTAAATGTATATTCGTACTGCGGGCCTGGAACACCTTGATTGGTGTTATCTTCGTCTCCTGAGAGTTGTATTCCGTTTCTCTTAACAATAACATCAGACGTTTTGAACAGTTGGTTTGTAAAGTTATTGTAAATAGAACTTTTTGTAATGGTTACATTTGATGCTAATGTGAGATCAACATTCTTATCAACTACTAGCTCATATCTATTAGTAACAGCATTAAAGTTAACAGAAACAATATTAGCAGAATCAGATAAAGGATCAGTAATATTTAAAACATCACCTACTCTGATATTACCTGTAGGATCTAACTCATTTAGTCCATTAAGTTCTATAGTGGTTACACCAGTAGCCGTAACTGCTGCATTAGCTAAAACTGTTGATGTTACAGAATCTGAAAAAACATTAAAATCTGAGCTAGTATGTTTACATTCAGGATTTAGTGAGGAACTAATTATGCTTCTAGAAAAAGTAGGCTGCCATTGTTTTACTGTAGTAATTCCATTAAATTGTCCTTGGCTATACTTAATAAATGGCACAGTAAATGCAATAATTTGATTATTTGCAATACTGATAGTATGCTCTCTGGCATTAACTGTGGTTTCAAAAACACAAGAATTTTGGTAGGGAGTTAAAAACGGATATCTATCATCTGTACCAATAAAAAGCTGTTGGCTATCAACCGCGAACCCAATTTCTCCAGGTCTTAATGGTTGTGGAATATCCTGTTTAAGTCCCCTACGTTGCTGCTGTCGCGCAATAATAATATTGTTTTCGTTATTAATTTCGGTCACTGTCAAGTCTCTCCTGAGTTCTTAACAGTATTTATCACTTTGACTGATATATTATAAAGACATAAGGCTCGAGAAAAAATAGTCGATCATATCACTTATATCGATCTGATGATTTCCTATCATAAATCCACATTCATGGATTACTTCAGCGTTTTTAAAAGTTGTTGGATCAACATTATATTGACTAAACATAGGCTGTCGAGCCATGTTTCCTGAAACAATAGGACGTATATCAACACCCGTACTAAACAGTCGTTCTGTAATTATGTTCCGTTTTTCTTTAGATGTTGCAACTAATCCAAACCCAAACCAAGATGATACTCCACGTTCGTGTTGTAATTTTAATGGCAGGCCACTTTCTTTTAGACATTTTTGAAAATATTGGGCATTAGCTTTTCTTGTTTCAATAAATTTATCTAGTTTTTTAACTTGCTCTATTCCTATTGCAGCAGAAATTTCTGTTGGTCTTAGATTAAAACCAGGAAGAACAAAGTGAAAGGTTTCATCTAGAGTATTATTCATAGGACGAGGGAAATACTTGTAAAATAGTTCTTGATTTTTTACATTACGCACCCAGCCATGAGATCGAATAGAACGTAATATTTCGCTTAGAAGTTCATCATTAGTACAACAAATACCGCCTTCCATTGTAGCCATATGATGACTAAAGAAGGTAGAATGAGCACTTATAAGACCAAAACTACCAGTTTTTTTATCGTTATAAGTAGCGCCCATGCCTTCACAATTATCTTCTAATAAAACTAATCCATGTTCGTCACAAATTGACTGTAGTTTATCAAACTGGCAACTAACACCTATTAGATTGACTGCAAGAACAATTTTAGATTTAGGAGTTATTGCTTGAACTAGTGCTTCTGGACAAATGTTAAAATCTAATAGATCAACGTCTACTAACTTAGGAATTAACCCTAATTGCATAATTGGAGCATACGAAGTTGACCAGCTCATTGCCGGAACTAATACTTCGTCTCCTGGACTAATATTGTTACGTGGATCATAGAGGCATGCTGCTAATGCTAAAAGATTTGCAGAACTTCCACTGTTACAGAATACCGCATATTTTACATTTGCCCATTCGGCATAGTTTTTTTCAAACTTTTCAGTATAAGGCCCCATGGTATACATGTTGCCTGATAACACTTCCATTGCTGCTTGGTATTCTTTTGCATCCCACGATATTGACGCTAAAGGGTATTTCATGTCAAACCACTTGCCTGACATATTTGTATTAATGCTCATACGTATATTTACCTATATAGTTCATGAATTAGTTTCATAAAACTGAGTTACTCGATTTCCCCATAAGTTTGCATAGTGATCAAACTCATCGTCTGCTATAACGTAATCTGCATAGCTGCCTTCTCTGTCTACCATTAGTATTGCAACTTGACGTATGTTACTGCCGAACATTTCATTGTGTGCTAGTGCATAAGCACAGCCTTGTAGGAAGTAATCCTCAACCCATTTGCGTGGCTTGATCTTTTTAGCAGTTTTAAAGTCCACTATGCTTTCCCTGCCGTTAAACATACCCACAGCATCTGATGTGCCTGCGTATAATCCTTGAGCAATTAAGCCTACTTCCACACCCCAAAGCTCATCTACTTGACTGAGTCCTTGCTCAATCATATCATTAACCATTCGTTTAGCCATAATGCTAACCAGGTTATTCCCAGTGATTTGCCAATCTTCTTTGAGTACAAATTTCTCTAATGCATTGTGCACTTTTGTACCTAGCCCTGCGCTTTCTTGGCTTACACGATTCGCTTCAGCTTCTCCGACACGTTTGCGCCAGGCTATGAGATGGGTTTTATCTGCGGTTTTATCCAACACAGTAGTAACACTGGGAACAGGAATACTGTTGCCATCTGTGTATTTTCGACTTCCGTCTTGTTGGATTCTTTTTAGTTTTGGGTAGTTATATTTGTTTACTAGCATGAACTAATTATAAACGGTTATGTTTACTTTGTCAACTATTTTATTACCTACCAAGCAATATTCCAGACAATAGTATTTTCTGTAACTGGATTTTCTGTTATTTGGACATTATAGCCTAGATCAGTAAAATATTTTTTTACATAATTAATTTGATCTAGTAACGTAGCATTAGTAGTAATGCTATAATATGCATTATAATAATCAGTACTAGTTGTCATTGTAGTGCTATTGTCAATCACTACGTTCAAATCACCTAGTTCGATTGCAACAAGAACAGTTGTTTCTAGACTGCGTACTTCGCCGTGTATAACACTGGCGTTACGAGAATCTTTTCTTGCTTGATTAGCATTAACAAATACACTGGCCATTATTGTGGTAACTCCGCATTAATATCTGACAAGGCTTGATCTCCTGCCATGTCTGCCACATCTACTGTGGGCTCTGCTTCTGTGCTTGTGTCTGCGCCTAATTCTGATTTAGGAACTATGTTTACGCTGTCTACGCTGCTTGCAAAACCTGATTGATCAACTGCTGCTATTACTTCGTCTGTTGAAACTACATATCCTTGCTTTGCGAGCATTCTTTTAAATTTAGTTGTGGGGATTTGTTTTGCACCGCCGCTCATAAATGCAACTAGTAGACCTTTAACAGCATCTACTAAGTCATCTATATAGGACTCTGTTAACAGAATATCCCTGATTAACATTATATTTCAGCTCTGCCTAATGGTTCTTCTTCTGGGCCAGCTGCTGCTGGTACGTCATCTATTGGCTCTTCAGCAGGCATCTCAGCATCCATACCCATATCGCCGCCAAGTGCCGGATCTTCCATTCCAGTATCGCCTAAACCACCAACTTGCTCTTCGCCGCTTAAACCAGCTACTTGAGAATCCATTGCTGCCTTAGCGCCTTTTGCTGCTTCCATATAACCATTTAATGTACCAGTAGTAGCGTCAGCCCACTGTTGTGCTTGTGATGCGCCCATTTCTGCTCTCATTTGATCTGCAATAGCAGGAACGTCTTCGTTCATCATTCTGCCTAATCGCTCAATTTGATCTTGGATATCATCTGCTAGTGCACGAACAGCCATAACAACTTCGGCTTGCTCAACATCAACTTCTTCATTAAGGATATCGTTAATTAAATCATCAAACATGCTTTCTTTTGCTTGTTTCTTTTCGTCTTCGGTATCGCCAGTTACAGCATATTTCTTACCGTCTACTTCAAATTCTTTTTTGCCGTGTGCAATAGCATCTTTACGTGCGCCTGTAAACTTGTTCTGTTCTGCAACTTTACGGCCAAACATCTGGATACCACCTGGTAATGCATCTTCATCTAGACCATTAAGAAAACCTACAACGCTGTCACGGCTCTTACCGCTGACTTGTGAAAACAAACCTAACTTTTCTTCAATTGCTCGTAAACAACCTTGTTCAGTTGTAGCAACACCGACTTCATTAGCAAGCGCAGCAAATAATGAACTGTTAAGATCAGTATCTGTTTCTTCTGCCATTAATGCGCCTTCAATTTCTTCTTTGCTTTCTGAACAGCTATTCATGTATTCTTCGCATGCCATTTCAACAACAGGCAGTATAACAGCATCTTCGTAGCAAAAACGATCATCTTTACGATACTCGTTCATGCATTGTGAAACAGCTTCTTCGTTAGTACAACCCGAATCCATTAAAGTACGTACACGATCTTTAACTTCATTGCACATTGATTCGTATGCTGGTGATTCTGCATACATACCTTCTGATAACATGGTATCAGTAAGATCACGCAAACCTAAAAACTTTGCATAGTCAGGTTCTAAATGGAATTTTGTATAACTTCCACGTATCTTAATTAATGCTTGATTTGCTGCTTCGTGCAGTTTTTCTAACTTTACCTTTGATGGAAAAACTTGTAAACTAATATCAAATTGTTTTGATAATAAAGTGCTAAGTTTGTTTATCTTTGTTGTAGGCTGGTTATTAAATTCTTTTAAAAACATAGTTTCTTCCTAATGCTAAATTTCATATACACTTATTTATCATAATTAGCTGTTTAGCACATACTTAGAATTTTAATTACTAGCGCTTTCATTCGAGCATTTGCGAGGTCTAGTCTACTAGTAGCAGTAAACATGCTAATTTCATTTGTGGTATTAATGATAGTATGCTTATAAAAATATGTATCTGTGAGTAATTTGTGATAGTCTTTTAAATGTAAATATATATCTTTTCTAAATGACTTAGGTAATTTCTTAGAATTAAGACGTGTGCAAAGTTTATTAGCAATTGCTCGTGTTGGTAGATCATTAAACACAATATTTTTTGTTTTAAAATCAATAACAGTGTAAAAGATATCTTCCTTGCCTACAACATAAATATCCTTGCTGCTTACCTTTTCAGCAAGGATATCTAGTTTTTTTGCAAGCTCTTTTTTATTAAAGTTTTTCTTTTTGTGGATGGATTTTGTAGCCAATGCTTTCGCCTCTTTTTACTTTGCGAAGTACATTACGTTTATACATTTCTTGTGCAACGTGTGATTCTTGCTCAGTTAAACTACTTATCTCTAAGAAAGAGTTCATGTCAGCTTTATTGAATAATGCAGATTCAGCTCTATTTAAAATACTCAGTACACCGTTTTTACACTTAACTGCTTTCATTGACCCATACCTGCGTGTATAGCAGCCATATGCTTGTTATATTTTTTAGTGCCTTTTTTGTGAGGGCTTTTGCCTTCTTCAGCTTTCTTTTTCTTTTTAGGAAACACACTGGGATTAGGACGCTTGACAATTTTGCCCAAGGGTTGAGCAACTGTGGCAATAGCACCAGCTGACGTTGTTTCACTGAGGATTTCAGATATTTTCATACTAGTATTTATCTATTTTATACAGTAAATTCTATTCCTGGCGGTGCTAAAGCACTTGCTGCATCAGCGTGTCTCGGTAAAAGATCTTTTATCTCTGGTATAATAAGACTCCTAAGTTCTTCTAACTTTGGGGATATTAATCTCTGAGTTGGAGAGAATAAAGTTGTACCTGCAGATGTTGCTATATTGTCTGTTTTATTAAACAGCTCTTCAGGGTTATTTAAAATTTGCTCATATGAAATCATAGTTATATTATAATGATAACTATTGGTTAAAAGTGTGTATAAAGGTATCGCGAGCGATAACATAGAATATTCTACTACTTTATCTTTTGTCGCTGGAAGTTTCCACACCATTATAAGTTTTTTTTCTAACGCGGTTTGCTCATCAAGCATTTTTTGGTTTAAATAATGAAATCCCATATTAGGTTGATTACTAACTCTAACAGTTAATAGTGAAATTATAAAACTTACTAACCAATCAGTTAAGTTTTTTCGGTAAAGTCCTATGTGAATAAAATCTTCAAGGGTAAACTCTTGCGATATATCATATGCAAAATTTTGTCTTCCAGGATTTTTTATAATCCATTGTTTGCCTTGATGGTTGATTTCTTTCAAAATACGTTTATTAGGATTAGAATATTCATCCAGTAGTTTTCCCATATTATCGTAATGGTGACTATGCAAGTTTACATACATTTCGAAAACTGACTTGTCAGGCAGTGACGGCGCTACAATACTAAAATTCTCATTATTTAATATTATTAAATCTAATAATCTATGAGTTCCACAACGTCCACCCGCATGCATAATTACATTGTTTTTGATATTATTAAAATCTAAGTCCATACTACTATATATACACAATAAACAGACTTTATGTAAGAAATCGAACTAATTTTATTCTTTAGCCCAGTCATCTAAATGCTTAATATAGTCATGAATTAAGTGATCCATGAAGCTGTCAAAACGTCCTGACTTAAGGCCCATTACTATGCCACGCAACTTGTCTTTGGTTCTCTGCCAAGTAGTAAGATCTCTTACTTTGCCATAGGCATTAATATACATGCTCGTGCCGTGATGCTTATAACCCATAAAGACAGGAGGCACTGTGGTTACGATGTCGTTATTGTTTCTCCAACGATAATGTGTTACAGGCAAACTCTTGCAATACTTGCGCCAACCTACTCTGGGAGATCCAAAGGTGTGTAACTCTTCTACATCGTGTAAGCCTTCTTTTAATGTACACCGGGCAGCGACAACTGTAGCCATTGCAGCACCTAAACTGTGCCCAGTAACCCATAACTTTTTCTTACTGCTGGCTTTCTTAATGTCTTCGCTAATCATTGGCCAAAGATCATCAACTTCTTTTTTAAAGCCTTTGTGTACACGGCCCACTGTTTCTGCTAATACAGGAAACGCTCTGAGATCTGCTTTAACATCGTTCCATTGTGTTGGTTCTGTTCCCCTACAAGCAATAACAATATCTGTTTTGCTTTCCATTTTGTATGCCTGAGCACCGCCATGATCGTAAAATTTAGGATTTTGATTGAACCCTAAACTTTCACCTGGGATATATTCTACTTTTTTTAACTTGTTCATGTATGCAAGACTGCTTAGTTTTGCAAATAGTGCTGCTCTTTGTGCTAATGTCATGTCACTGATAGACATTGTGTTCTCCCTATTTTTCTAATTCTTTAATACGTGCTTCTAGCTCGTCTATTTTGTTTGTGATTTTAGGATATTTTTGACGCCAAGCATCAGGTGGTTCTTGTAACCATGTCCAACCCCAACGTATTGCCAAATAATCTAAAAATGAATCAAATTTTCTGTTAGCCCAAAGGCCCATGCGTGTGTCTTTAAACCACGCAAGAAAAGCTGCCCCCAACAAGGCACCAGCAATAGCAGTGTATATCCACAGTGTATCGCCAAACATTCTCTCTACTATTTCCCACATTTATCACTCCTTTATTTCTTATTACTACCGCGGCGCATATTAGCAAGCCAATGTGCTCGCTTGCGCTTGGCTGGATCTTTTGTTGTACTACGTATTTTGTCTAGTTTTGACAATGTAGCGTTTGCAGGGATACCTTTTTGTGCTTTGTTACCTTCTGCTAATTCACTAACAATTTTTGCCCTAGGTGCAATGAATTCCCACACACTGTTGCCGTCTGGATGAGGTTTTCCTGACCAGTACTGATCAGCAGCAAATTTTA